CATCATTCTTTATAAATGTAAGTGTAGGAGTTAATAAAGCAGTTCCCACTTCTACTATTTGAGAAGTAAAACTATAATAAAGCTATGGGTATACTAAATCTCTAACTACTGTTGGAAACAGTAAAGTATCAATAATTTCATTAAAGGGCTTGCCCTTAAGTTTCTCTACTGTAGTCCCTTCAATTACTGTTGAAGTAGTATCATCTGGGAGTTCCGTCTAATAAGTAGCTATAGTTTCTAAGTTAGTTTGTATATTAGTAATACTTTCAGTATTAGTTTCTACTTTAGTATTTGTCTCTTGTTGTGCTTCCTAAGTTTTCTATACTTCTTTCTTTGTTTCTTCTAGAGCAGGTTCAAGATTCTTAACATAGATACCTGGAAGGATAATAGAAGAGGTTTCCTCTCCAATCTCCTATTCTATTAAATGAATAGCATTATCTTCCTAAGTAGATAAAATCACCTCTAAAGAATTATCTTCCTTTAGTTCTATAGTTTTGGAATTTTGGAGACTATTCTTAATCCAATTAAGAATGTTTTTATCAACATCTATATTCTCAATAGCATTATTCAACTCAACTATAGCTTCATTGATTTTTACTATTTCTTCAGATAGATTATTAATCCCTTTTCTATTAGTATCAATTTCTCGTTGTAAATCCTCCTTCAATACAGATATAGAAGTTCTAATATTGCTTATATCGACTTTCAGTTCTTCTATTGCTTCTGTATTAGATTCATATTCACTAATAAAGTATAGGGCATAGTCTAGGGCATCCTTCACAGTATTAATACCTTCTGCAACGTCACTAGTATAGGTCCATTTTTGTTCTATATACTATACTAGGTCTTTTTGCAGTTCTATGGTTCCACTAATGTTTCCCCACAATAGACTCTACTCATCAGCAATACCTAAGTTCTTTCTTACTTTAGCTTTTTCTAGTTCTGTCCTATATTCTCCTAAATAGTTATTTCTTAAGAGAGGTATAGGCTCACATTTTATAGGCTTACCCTTTTTACCACAAGGCACTATATCTGCGTTACTTACCGAAGTGTAAATAGACTGTATCATTCTAGTTTAATAATTGCTATTTAATAAATTCGTGATTATCTAGTCTTACAGGTAGGTTAATAAAACAAATTAGATTAAGAATATCTTGATAATCTGGTTTATATCCCTTTTTGAGTTTTCTTAGAAAATCCTCATACCTTTTAATAGCCTTTCTCTTAAGAGCATCCACAACCTATACGTTTATGTCCATGGTGGTGATTATCACAGAATCCTCCACAGGTACGGAACATCGCTAGTAATCTCTCAGCCTCCATGAATTGTTTAAAGCATATTAAATAATCTATAATGTTAAGAGTCATCCATATGAAATCTCGAGCAAATATATCTGCTTCCTAATCTCTAGTTAGACACTTATTTAGTAAAGCATCAAAGAGTTTCTTACAATAATTAATGTAACACTACTACAAGTTTCCTGTAAAGAAAACATCTACCTTACATTTTTTTATAGTAGTTCCTTCTATGTTTCGTTCAAGAACTTCTTTAACTGTACACTCTTCTAGCTTACCTTCTACTTCTTTATATAATTTTTCTCCATCAGTAACATAGATAGTCTCATAGTATTCCTTGTATTCGTCCGATGAATTTTCATACCATTTCATATTAGGAATAATGATATGGTCTACTACGTAATAACCATCATCCTTGACCTTAAACATACACGAGTCTAAGTCTTCTGTATGGTCATTAAGTAGGACATCTATCAGAGTAGCATCACTTATACTAACTTTGATGATAGTATTCAAGGTAGCACTCTCACTATACTTATAGGAGTCGTAAGAAGTTACTACCTCTACATCTTCATCAATATACTAGCCATATTCTTTTGAGAAATCTTCTATCAGTATTTCCCCATTAATTTGGGTATGTATATCAATACTAAATTCCATATTGTAATAATTAAGACTCAATAGGCCACTAGCCATATTGAGCAGGGGTAGAAAAAGGTTTCCATTTACCTGCTTGTCTTATTCGTCTAGACATGAAGACGGAAGTAAATGATAAACTAATATCTTGAGGATAATCTGTCCAGGTATAAGACTATCCATCTGGAGTAGGAGGTAATTTATCAATCCCAGAGGAGGGCTGTCCATTCCAGTAGTAGTTATAGTCATAGGCTTTAATAGAGGTTACTTCTGTGGTTTCTCTCCCGTCAGAATCTATATAGAGAGGATCTCCTTTTTTATTCGTTTTTTGTTTATACTCTATAACTGGTGTTATTCCCTCGGTTCTAGTATATATAGTCTATATAATAGTAGAGACATCACTCGCTACTATTTCATAGATAGTAGTTCCCTATGATTCATCAGCTCCCTAAAAAGTAAATTTAGTTCTTTTCCATATATATGGATTCTCTTCTGTTGGAAGCTCAAAAGTATCAGACCACTACTTACTTGATAGTTTTATTTCAGATTCATCGGCAGTATTAGCAGGGAGATAATGTATTTTAATAATAATACTATTAACTGCTTCACTTGAACCGGATAAATCTGATACCTACTTAAATAATTTTTTTAAGTCGTCTTCTACATTTGATTTAGAACCGGAAGCATTACTTATAATTACTGTCCCATCAGAGATAGGATAAATCTACTACTAATCTTTGTTGTATACAATTGTTCCAGTTGCCATATTAATGTATTTGTCTTATTTTGTCATTATATGGATTTCCATCATGAAGCTAAGCCAACTCTATTTCAGTTCTTTTTTCTTCAATATCCATTTGTCTATCTTTATAAGTAGAATCAGACTGAGCTTTAAGCCAGTTAACTTTATATTCTAACTGCATCTTCTACTATTCTAATCCCAGTCTCTATTCATCTAAGCTTTCAATCTTTTGCTGAGCTTTCTATAATTCTTGCTGTAACTACTAAGCCTATTGAGAGGTTTCTTCTAATTTTTCTTGTAGTTGCTGAAGCTGATTATTTTCCTCTTTGCGAACTTGAACAGCTTTCTTAACCTTATATTTAAGGTCTGTCAGACTCTTAGATGTAAGAGCCTCAAAAATAATATCTGGATCCATCTGTTGATTTTTTACGAACTCTGGAATGATTGCTTTTATAGTCTATAAATCTTCCATCACTTCTGAACTAGCAGTAATATGAATATCGTAGTCAGTAACAGTAAAATACTCAGGAAGTGCGGTGAATATCTGTTGATATTTATCCCCAAGTATAATAGTTCCAGTTAATCCTTTCTTATAAGTAACTTTAGCCTAATTAAGACTATCTAGTAGTATCTCGCAGGTTATTAAATCCATCTGCTAAAAATAGTGCTTAGTTACTATATACGAGTTAGCTACTCCCTACTTAATATTAGTAACTGCATCTCTAGTTTCTATACCGTTAAGTCGTTCCCTAAATACTCCAGTTATTGATGATGTAGTTTGTTCTACTGATTGAATAGCTAGTTCAATAGCCTATACAGCCTATGCTTTTAAGGTATCATCAAATCCGTTATATATCTAGTTTGGAGCTTGCTGTCCGTCATTCCTACCTTCTTGGCTTGAGTCTATCCACATGATACCACCTTTTTTATAAGCTAACCATTTTTGTACTCGTTCTGGCCATTTAACTCCTAAGTTGGTAGGCAACAGAGACATATCCATAATAACTCCAGCAGTACCACTATTAGCTATTAGATTATCTCTATAATAGTTTAATAAGTCGTATCTATCCTACAGATGTGCACATTTTAATATAAGAGAATAAGGCTACTAAGAGCGATTTAAGAAATATACTCCATTTACCGATAAAGAACAGAAGTTGGGATTATCTTTAGACCTCATAACAGTCTTGTCTAATCCTCTAAGAATATATATCTCTTCTCCTATTCTGATAGTATTGTATCTCTACATCACAAAATCATCATCTGTTTCAATCCATTCAACATCATAGACTGGGATTAACTAGAACCTATGAGCACTATATTCATTGTCTGGATAGCCGGGAATGGTTTCATGATTCTAATCTTCATTTACTACTGTACAAGTATCTCCATATACTCTTCTATAAACAGCAGCTGAATCATCAGCTCGCCATTCATCTTTTAGTCTTCTTAAATCTTCTCTAGATATTTCTTTGCCATATTTAGCTAAAATCTAACTCTTACTCATCCACTTTCTTACTACAACTCTATATGAGTTCCTTACATATGGAGATTCTGGATTTCTATCAACAAATGTATTAAGTGGGTTTAATACCTCTATTTCAATATTAGTTCCAGAAGCCGATGATTTCACTCTAAAGAATGTATAACCAGTAATTAATAAGTCTGTTAGTAACTAACGTAACTTAGTAATTAAATCGGTTTCTCTGGATTGCATAATATAATGTACTATATTCTAAGCTGCAATTTCATATTGAGAAATAAAGGATTGGTCAATATCCTATATAATTTTATCTAACTAAGTCTTTACAGCTTTATCAGTAATATCCTTGCCATCAATAAACTTAAGAATTGAATTACTTAAATGGTCTTTCAAAAACTTTACTATTCCCTTGGTTATTTCTAGCTATTTTTCTCTTGTTATATTACTGATAGTATCTGAATCTTTGCAAGAAATTTTCGGAAGTATAGGAGTTCCTAAATATTCTCCAACTAGAGCATCTACGTGTTTCTTTAATAAAGGCGTAAACTCTACCGAAGTGGGGCTACCTATTCCGAAGTTTTCTTCCAGATAACGGAACTATTCAGGATCTCTTTTACCATTATAATAATTATAAGCTTTCTGTAACTCATACTTATCATATACAAGTTCCGCAATAGCCTCGTTTGTCTTGTCTATTAATTCCTTCTCTTTCATAACATAAATTATGTTGTTCTGGAGGAAGTTTAGTAGCGTTATAATACTTAACTCTTTGCAACTTCCTACTTCTTAATTCTTCCTTAATAAATGGCAGAAATTCTTCGTCTGGTAAATCTGCTATTATTACTAATGGCATTTCTGACCTATCAAAGTTAAAAGAGACTTTATACCCAACTGGGTCTAAACTCTCAATATCTAGTCCGCCTATATACTCCATTTTGTACAAGTCCCTCATATATTCTAGGATCACTTGTTTCAACTCTGTATGGGTCATCATATTCGTTTCTTTGCATATTAAGTTCAGGAGTTTTCTTAGTTGGAATAACTCCAAATCTTTTAATTCCTCTCTCGTCGTAATAGTAACCAAAATCTTGGAACTATTCAACTTCTTTCTCCACAAGTACGGGCTGTCTTCCTGATAGCTCTTGGTCTGCTAACTCAGTCATACCTACAGCGGCTACAATATCATACTTACCCTTATTTTCATCATTATATGCAGTGAACTATTCTAGCATTTCTTCGAACCATATAGTATGGCAATAGTCTTCTATAAAGGCGGCTGTTAAATCAGTATGCTATTCGATTATAGTTTTTGTAGCAGGAGTTCCATACTATTTAGTAGTTCCATTTCTGACATTAGTTAGAGTAGCTCTTGGGCGCTTCATAAAATAGTTAAGGCATCCTTTTTCTCTAGCCCAAGTAACCATACCCATACGAGTAGCTTCTATATTTATTTTACAATTATAATAGCGAGCTAAACACATAGCTATTTTATAGGCTTCTCTGATGTCTCCAGGTCTATCCTTGTACATAGCAACATACTGAGGGTCATTCATACCAAACGCACGTTTCTTAATCGTTATGCAGAAATCAGACGGGTCTCTGGTTTCCTTAGAAGTCTAATTCGCTCCAATATCAATACCGTCTATACCTGCTACGTATAAGTCTCGCATCTCTTTATAAACTGGAACTTCAAAATCCTAGCCATTATCTTCTGCCTCCTATCTAAGCTTTTCCATTTGTTCTTTATATAAGTCAGACCATATTGGATGCTCTAGAATTTTTACTTTGCCATTGCTGTTAGGAATCCATTTAAAACCATCAATATTATCCTAAGTATGTTTATTATTTTTGTAAAAATAATCAATATAACCACATTCGGGTCTTGGGCCAATTTGTTTAAGTCTTATATTAGCTATCTATTCGGCAACTAAAATTTTATTAAACTTATTAACACCTTCTAGATTAAATGCTTCTTCTGCATTCCAACAACGTTCAGCGCATTTCTTTAGGTAGTCTTCTGGTACAGCTAACAGATTATCTCGCTCCTCCTATAAGAATTTCTTATATTCCACAGTATTACATACTCCTCTGTGGTCCATAAATTCTGGATTCAAAGATTGTATAAAGTATGGAATAAAGAATCCACTCTCTATAGTAGTCCCATCCTAAGTCCAATTATGTCTAAATGGAAGAATCTTATATGCTCTTGGATTATAGTAAATCTTTTTTAAGCCCTCTAGAGGAGCACCCATATCACCGCCAGTACCTCCAAACAACATTGTTCCACGAGGCATACCTTGAACTTCACAAAGTTCTTGACCTTGTACCACAGCGGTATCAAGTCCAGGCCAGGAACCAGCTTCATCATATATTAATAAATCTACACGGTCTCCACGAATATTAGATGGTTTAGCTCCGTTAATTGCTACAACCTCAGATTTAAATCCTACGTCTTCAAACTAACCATTTATTTTGATTTGTTTACCTGATTTCTTTCTCAAATCCTGGTCAATAAGTCGCAATTTAAAAAATCCTCCTCCAGTACAGGTATTTAAGAATGTAAGAGCATTATCAAACTTACTAAAGGTACCCTTAAGGAAGGTATCATTAAAGCAAGTAATCATAACCCTACTTCTTCTAATAACAGAGTACATACGAGCAGAAAGAGAGGCGTTTATTTCAGAGAATCCAATAGAACGAGCTTTCATTAAAGCTGCGTGCTTGTGTAGCACTCTAGCCATCTATAGATAATGAAAGAACATATAATGTGATGCAAAGAATATTGGGAAGTCATTATCAGTACCCTCACCAGAGGCTTTCTGCTAGTCAATAGTAGGTAACTAATAGAAATTTAAGAAGAAGTAATTATCTCCAGTAATGGTGTATCCATTAACTGTCATTCCATACTTACATCTTCTATATTGCTCTTTCCAAAATTCGTTGTACCGCTTACTATCTCTAAGGTAGGGACAGTATTGACCAGTTCGTTTATATACTTCCCTAGTCTCGGTAAACCAATCTGGATTAAAGTCCAATCCATGAGTTTCGTCAATAGGTCTGTATCCAGTTATTTCATAAGATAAGGTAGGGTCAAATACTTCTATTTTATCTCCTATTTTAACATCCCAATAGTCAGAATTTCTGACCCTTTCCTCTCTTATTTTCTATACTAATTCTCTAGCTTCTTTAGCATCCTCTTTCTATTCTTTTTCTCTTACCTAATCTACAATATTCTATATTTCTTCAGGTAATATCTTTTTTCTTGGCATAATTAAAAGTCTCCTGGGTCAAAACCATCCACAGCTCCAGCTCTAACAGTAGATTGTTCAGTAAGTTCTTTCTTAACCTAGTCTTCTAGTGTTATGAGTTCTTCATGAACTTTGTGAAGGGTAGCCATTTCCTTCATTACTTTTTCAGCCTGGAATACTGGTTTGCCGTTATTATCACGCTCATTTAAATCTACAATAGTTTCGAAATAATCAATAAACTAGTCTGCAGCTCTTTTAGCTGCTTCTAGTAATTTTATTGACTTGTTTGAATCTTGTAACGCTCTGTATTTCCTACAAGCTTCTCTAAATATAGGGTCATTAAATTCCGACTCTGTCAATCCAGAATCGCTAATAGCTTCGTCATGTCGTTCATGTTCCGAATACTAACTGTATGGACTTTTCCAGTCTATAGCTAAATAAATGTAAGATAGTTCTCTAGTAGCTCTATCCTTTTCTGCAGATTTATCCCTCTAGATTAAAGCCTTAAATTCCTTAACTAGCAATATCTCTGGTTCATTTATTTCTAGCTATTTAGTTAAAGTGTTATAGTTAAATACATTCATAATCATTAATCATTATCATACACATTAGATAATCTTATTATTTCTTTTTCATTTTGGAACCGCACTTATTGACTTTCATTTTTGAGCCACAAGCGTCTTTCTTAGCATATTGTTTTCTGTCAGGAACCCATTTTCCTCCCTGGAAATTACCCTTATGTCCTTTATTGGCCATGATTTCCTAATCATTGTATTTATTGATTGATATAGAATCTCTTGAGGCTTCGTCTCTAGCAGATTTCATATCTTTCTTATACTAAGCTCTTCCAGCCTTAAATTTATCAACTTCATTAGCTTTCTTAGTAACTTTAGTTCCTTTTTGTGCTTTCTGGCAAGCTTTACAGATTCTACCGCCTTGCTTAAAATATACAAGCTCTTCTCCTTCTGGACATACTCCTTTTAGCTTCTTATAATACTCAAGCTTAGCTCCAAGCCTAGCCATTACTCCTCCTTGCATTTTCCGCATAAATTCCTGATACTTAGCTTTAATGCCGTCTTCACCTAATTGTTCAGCATAAGCTTGTAAATCCTATTCAGATTGTACTTGTATTCCCTACGCAGCGGCATCTTGTATTAGATATGCCATAAATGCTTTTTGTAATTCTTTCTAGTTAGCCATTACTCTTCTACTTTAATTAAATCCTTAGTATTAAACACTGCTTCCTACATAAGTCCGGAATCAGTAAACCATCTACATCTTAATCCTCGTAATCCTTGGTTATCTTTAAATAAAGCTGCTTCTCTTCTTAGAACAAGCATAACTGGAGAATGCATTACTTTACACTACCGTAAAGTAACACAATCCCCAGGCTTAAAATAAACTTTTTCATCAATTGTTTCCATACTTCAATTCGTTTCTTCTTTCAGTTAGCTTTTCGTTAACTACAGCCATAATTCTGTTCTCATTAACTACAACAAATCCAAACTTGTAGAACGGAACCATGCACTCGCTAGCTATTGTATAGAATACTATATCTCCAGGTTTTAGGAACTCACACTTGTACCCAACCTCAATAACAGTACCCACTTTAATAAATTGTTGTTCTTCTTCTATTTCTCCTGTTTCATTAGATTTATATGTTGGAGCAAATCCACCTAAGTCTGTAATTAATCCACTCTTAGTAGTTTTAATTTTTTGAAACGGATTTTGTTCGAAAGGTTTAATTAATGCATACCCATACATGGGCATAATTTCTACACCATTCATATCCTCAGATAATGATTTGGCGTAAGATTCTAAAGCTGCATTATGTTTAGAGAATTTATCTTCTAGTTCATCTACTGCTGTATTGAATCTTTCCTGTTTTTCTCTTAATAAAGTTTTATCTGCAGCTTCTCCATTTACTATAAGGTGCTGTCCTGTACCTTCCATACCAGTTATAGCTAGTGCTAGTTTCTCATTACTGTTCAATTCTGTTCTTAAAGTTTCCATAATTCATTTTACCATTTACATAAATCACAATGTTCATCTTCTATTCTAGTTTTGTTCTCTAGTATACAACCACACTCCTCACATACTTCTCCAAATGAAGTCTGTAATTTATGAGGACAAGTATTACAAATATTTAATCTTGTGGTTGCTAAATCTTGATTAATTCCAAATATATGGAAATATATACTCTTCAATATTACTAAAGGTTTAGTAAATATTGCTTTAATCCATTTCTTTGACATCTTTTCAGTAGGTTCTTGAGTCATAAGTATATAAGCCTTAGTAGGGTTAGCCATTACTGGAGTCCCATATAGTAATAAATTATTTACCATTTCTTCGCAGGACAATGCTTCTTCTCATTAGGTATCTTTAATTCCAGTAGACATCCGCATCCTTTTATATATCCTTCTTTTGGACCAATACTTATGTCATTGTTTTCTGGATTTAAATACAACTGTCCATTACATATTGCATCTTCTTGATTACATATTGGACAGCGTCTACATATTTTCCATCTTTCTTCTATTTCCTCTAGTGTCATAATTAATATTCAATACGTTGACGTTTCTTTTTATTTTCTGCCAATATAGATTCTTTCTTGTAAAAAGAAAGCATTCTTATTACTTCATCTTTTAAATATGGTAAGTGATATACTGTCATGTTGTCACTGTGGTCGAAGTGTACTAAAACTAAGTCTTCAATTTCAAATTCTGGGTTTTTCTTCTGAATCATCCAGGCGTAAGTACTTAGCTGAAGGGTATAATGCCAATAATTAACATCATCTAAATTATTTAGAGGATACTTCATCTTAACTGATGTCTTAGTTTTAGAATTAAAGAAACTCTTTGTTTCTATTTTTTTATTAGTCTTCCAGTCGCCAATAATTATCTTATTACCTCTTTTAACTAATAAGTCAATTTGTCCAGCTATTCTTAGTTTTCCGTCCTCAGATACTCTAGAGATTAGATACTCAGGATATACCCCATTCTCCAAATCTAGATTGTTATAGTCTTTTATACACTCAAACTTACCACCTATTTGATATTTACTTAGATCTATATCCTTCTTCTTTTTGTAAAAAGAGTTTTCCAAATCTGCATGGATTCTAGTTCCTCTCTCGCAAGAGTTTCTGTTCTCCATATCCCATGCATCTAAGATAGCTTGTTGTTCTTTATTAAACTCGTCTTCTGTAATGTTATGAAGTTCAAGTAGAACTTTGTCAAATTTCTTAGTATTCAGCAGAGATTTTTTCTCGATAGCCCAATCTTCTTTAGGTAGAAGTTTCTCTAGTGCTTTATAAGCTGACCAGAACTCTTTATCAAAGGGTTGGGTGAAAGAATGAATTAAAGTCGTTACAGATATAAATTTCTGTTCTGGCTTTGTAACATCATAATAAATATGAGCTTCCTCTTCGAAAGCTATGTTCCCATTTTGTTTTGTAATTTTACTTTTGTCCATTAGTCATAATTCATTTAATCATTTATCACATTTATCTATATTTATTTGATACTTTTCAAGTATATTAATATTCTTTGTAAGATACAAATCAATAAATAATACATTATATTAAAAATGTCTAATATGACAAAAATGGTAACATTTGAATGTCCAATTTTTAAAAACGGGTCAGGCATTCATATTAAAGAGAAAAACAAAGGTAAATTTACTGCCTCTGCTAAGGCTGCAGGATAGTCTGTACAGGAACATGCTAAATCTGTACTAAACAATCCTAATGCTACTCCTCTTCAGAAGAAGCGTGCTAACTTTGCTAGAAACGTGGCTAAATGGAAACACGAAGATGGAGCTAAGATACATAAACCAAGTGGACATAGATCTATTCTAGATAATGGATGGATTCCTACTACTAGATTAAAGAAAGGAAATTATGGATTAATTAAAACAAGAAAGCAATGAGCGCTGTAGTTAAATTAATTAAAGAATTTATACTTAAGATATATCTTTATTTACTATTTATATTTAATAAGTAATATGGACTATAATAGAGCAACTCTTTATGCGGCTACTGGTCGTACTTTATTACTCCCTGGCTGGAAAGGGTATTTTTATTGGGACTATACTAAGAATGAATTAAATTTTAGAAATGGAGACTATCATTTAGATAACAAATAGCTCAAGGAGAAAGGAGTTATGGAACGTAATGATTGGTATTATATAATATGATAATTAAAAATAATATTATACCGTTTGGAGGTTATAAAGTAATTAATCTGTTTGGATTAATATTTACTAAGTCGGATTTGACTGATGAGGATAAGAATCACGAGAATATCCATTCAGTATAGATTTTAGAATGTGCAATAGCGTTTGCAATACTTATATCTATATTATTTGGATTAGAATGGGTATGGTTAGCTATTCCATCTTTCTATATCTGGTATGGATTAGAGTATTTAATTATACGACTATTAAGACTTAAAGATTCTCAAAATGATTGCTACAGAGATGTAAGCTTTGAAGAAGAAGCTTATATGAATGAAGACAATTTACAGTATCTAGAAGGATAGAGAAAGATGTTTTCATGGATAAAATATCTAAAAGTTAATGCATAACAAAATAGGCGAACTTAGACAATTAAGTCTAGGCTCGCCTATTTTTATTTACTATTATACGTACAAGTGATTCTGTTTGGCTCTTCCCACCAAGGTTTATCTGAAAGTGGAGTTCTGATGCTATTGGGCCAATTTATAATTGGAGTAGTTTCCTCTACTATAGCCTCCATTATTTTAAATAATGTATCCAAGTCTAGCTCTGGAAGCAGCTCATGAATATTAGTTATTGTTTTCTTATAATTTATCATACCCTTCAAAAGTGTCGTTAATAATTGCTTTCTCTATTGTAGTATCTTTATATAAACCATGTTGTAGTATATTTCTTACTTGATGGTCTACTTGATTCCATATATCTAATAATATAGAAGAATCATCTGAAAGACTATATTGTGGATAGCTAGCCCTTAAACTGCTAAGTACTTTGCCATTAATGTAAATGTCAAATACGAAATTTTTTATATCATCTGTAGTTTCTCCAGAAATTCCTGCAGCTCTTTGTAAAAGTTTAAGAGCCTTTTCATATACTTCCCTTTCTTCACGCTCAATTCTTGAAGAATTGAACATCATCATATTTGCGGCTACTGACATATTAGTACGATACACTTAGCTTATTTAAGTTGTCTAGATAATCTAAGAACCATTGTTCGTTTTGTTTTCCTTCTTCTACAATAGTATTAATTAAAGATTCTGTAGCTAATAGTGTTATTTCTGCTAGCTCCTCTAATTCCGATTTAGTAAGTTCGTTATATTTTTCAATCAAGTTTAACATAATCCATCCAGTCTTTTATATATGATTTACATTCTTCCAAATCTGGATAGATACTTGTTATAGAGCATCCAGTTTTCGGATTTTTAAAGTGGTGCATCTTAGCCTCTTCTTTTTTCTCCTCTTCTGTATTTCTATTTAATGTTCTATTCCAATAGTTGTACTTTTCATCTAACATTTCCATATTACATTCCTCTAATATTTTCATATTAGGGTTATTCATTATCTTGTCGTATTTTCTCTTTAAATTAGAGACTTTGACAACATCATTTCCATTTAATACAACTGCACACTGTTTCATTTCAATACCTTATAAGTACATATCTTGCCTATCTGTTTTCCTTGAATTGTTATTTGCGGAAGAAAATAGCAGGCTTGATTCTCAAATTCTTGAGGTACAAAGATATAATCAAACTTACTTCCAACTACCTTCTCACAAACTTTATTCCAATCGTCTCCCTCTTCTATAATAAGAGTTTTAGCTCCTGTTGGAGTTACTACATAATTCTCATTTAATTTTATCATAACTATTAATTTTGGCGTTGCCCTACTAGGATTCGAACCCAGACTAAATGATTTAGAGTCATCTGTGCTGACCATTACACCATAGGGCAGTAACTTATTTCTCTTTTAGAGATTTATTTTCTGCTGCCAATTTCTCTAGTTCTTTTCTTAATTGTTCATTTTCGTGAAATAAAGCCTGCATAGTAGCGTTGATATTAGCTAATAGTATTCTCATTTGAGCAACCTATTCATACATAAGCTTTCAGTTGTTCAATTCTCTTTTTAGCTATATCTGACAATGCCATTTTAAATTTAGCAATACCAGCTCTTACTGTTTCTAACTTGCCGCTTTCTAAGCATTCTTGTATTTTATGAACTTCAAGCTCTCCTAGATATTCGCATACATCTATAAATAAATCATCATCTAGAGATTCTAAATATTTCTGGAATTGGTCTACCTCTTTATTAGCTAGACAGCTTTCTTCCTTCTATCTTTCATAAGATATTAATAAGAACAAAGAATCGTCGGTAGATTCGGACTTAATAGTTAGCCCATTACCAGACATATAATATTCTTGATTCGTATTAATTGCCTCAACTAGCTATTTAAACTAGTCCTAATTTAACAATGTTTCTAAGTCTGTAATCATAATTGTTTTCTTTTTAGTTATATACAACAATAACCTCCGAAAAGTTAAACGCAAAGTTAAAAAATTCTAATTCAAATATTATACATATTTTATATATTAAGGGGAAAGTCGGTACAGGTACTTTATATAAATAGCCCCCTGGGGTTATTATAAATTCCGACTTTAAAAATTGGTGATGTTATTATATAGGTCAGAAATTAGCTTTTTAAATTCTTCTGTAGACATATCATTTTTCATGGCATTTACTCTATTGGTTGTAATTACAACATTTCCTTCTATATATCCTAAATTACTATCTATTCTATCTAAGGAATAGTCTTCGTAATTTTCTGGCACCAATCCAGTGTAATAGTCTTTATACTCTTGTTTTAATAGTAGTTCTTTTATATATTCTAACGTTAGATTGTATTCTAATACTTTACTTCTTCTTCTCTTACACTGGGAAGACTTCTTTAATAGAAATTGAGCTATCATATTATCTTGAGTTTTTTCATTAGATTCTAATTTCTTAATATTCTTATTTGTTTTGTATCCAAATTCTGTCTTGATTGCATTTTCTGGTTTTAGTCCTTTCACTATATTAAATTCGCCAATTATATTAAATAAACTATCCTCTTCTAATGTCTCTAAGATTCCATTTACTGAACGTAAAAAATTCCATCCATTTTCGTTCCCATTTACTCTCCTAGCCATTTCTTTCTTAGAAAGGTCTTCTGTTATATTTTGTTCTACACATCTCAATAAGAAATCTTTCTGAGAATTAGAAAGTCTAATATAAATTCTGGACAGTCTATATGTTTTAATATTTTATATCTATTATAAAATCCGTTTATTGTGTGGTTTTCTATATATTTCAGTTCTACTAAATCTTTTAACATCTGCGGAATGTTTTTAGTAGCAAATCCAAATTTATGATTTAATTCTGACCCACTAAAATGAGAAAATTCTCCGTTTTCTTCATAGGCGTTTATTACCGCCAGTAGTACATTTAAATTTCTTTTCATATTTATTCAGTTTAATGTTATTACTTATCTATACAAGAATATCGGAGGGTCAAAGTTAAAATTATCAAAAATACTAACTCCAGCATAATGTCAGTATTTTACATTAAGACGAAAATGAGGATAGGTATTACTTATGAAAAACTTACATAGTGGCTGTAGCGCGTGCCCACAACCCCTTTAGTCCCCCCCTGTATATTGATATAAAACTAAAACAAAAACAACTCACAGTATTAACAAATTAAAAATTTTTAGTATTATGACACTCGAAGAATTGAAAGACCAGAACGTAAGCGCAGTAGAAAGAGCTAAGGCAGTAGTATCAGCATTGGGACTGAAAGGTGATGAACGCTCAGTTGTTGTCGGCTTGTCAAAGGGCGATAAGTTTAAGTTGGTAGCAATGAACAAGGTAGATTTGCCTGCAAATGCCAACCAACCAAACCAAAGCAACTTTACACCAATCACATTTAGCACTGACACAGGTGCAACCATTGGTGCAAAACACTTTGCGGGCGTAGAAATCGACGACGATGCTCCGGCAATCGGTTCAACTCCGTTGGAAAATGCCGCTTTCCTTGTTTATTGCATTGACCACAATGTAACATTTAAGGTAGACAAAAAGGTAACGGAAGACATTGAAGCTACCACTGACCGCCAAGCCTACAAGAAAAATACTTACAAGCTGGTAGTGGAAGACTATGATTAAAAGATTGGGGAGAAATCCCCTTTCTTTTACATACAAATAATCTTTGTAGAAATGGACATAAGAAAAAAGTTTAAGACTATAAAGTGTTTGTATAATTGGGGCATAATCTATGACCCAAAGACTAATGAAAAGTTAAATTTCAAATCCAAACGTGTTTATTGCGTAACTTCTTGGGCTTGGATTATGACCTATCAAAAGTCAGAAGAAGATATTCCTGAGATAATTAGGATAGTCTTTGTAGATTAACTCTAAGGTACTATGAGTTTTAAATAAAGTGCCCACATGAACCCCATCATCGGAACGTTGGTTAACGGGGAAAACAACATTACAACAAATCAAATCAAAGTTTTTGTTTAGTTTTAGGATTATATCTGGCAGCTTGGAAAGACAAGCAAAATCTTTATACCTATCTGCTAATAGGTTTAGTGTTCAACGCGAACATTCGGTAAAAGAAGGAAATTGTACACTCAAAAAGACCCTCAATTTCCGGACTTTTTCCGATTTTCAAAAAATCCGCCAGAGTAGGAGTTATATAGCTCACACTCTCTATGGACATTATTTAGTATTTAGCCTATAAAAAGGCAACAAAAAGCGAGGCTACGCAGAAGAGCCTAACACCAAAAATAACTGCTACAAATTCTATGTGCATATTCGCAAACTTGAGCACTATAGGATTTAGGTTGAGCTGTAAGGATTGGTCACTTATAGCAATATTATGAGTACTGCTGATATGTCAGTGACCGTACATATCACATATAAAATATGTTATACAATTATGTTAGAAGTTGCCAGGTCTAAGAAGCCTGATTAAAATCTCTAGATAGTAAGAGAGAACCTCATAAGGGTTCATTTTCCATCTCGAACCTATTCGCAAGTTTATAGACTAGCTATCTATAAATTTAGTGATGGAATACCAACGAAGTTGGTGTTCCCGCTTTGCGAACGTTGATAACGTCCTCAGCATGGAAAACTGAGAAATAATCTCCTATCTTATTCTAGATATAGATAGGATTTCCCTACTGGTGCGTCTCCCGCTGGAGAAGATTCTGGTTCAAGTCCAGAGTAGGGAACTACTAAGTTGCAATATTCATATTATTGTCGGACCATAATGGGTATGCCCTGAGACTATGCAGTTGTTGTGAAATAACTCAAAGTATTGTGGCACAGGAAGGTCTAGTCGTCACTTTGCTCATTTTATTAATTTTCATTTTGACTAAAAGGCACAGCGGTGCCTTTACTCTCAAGATAAGAACAACCTTTACGTGGTTTGAGAGATAAGTAAGCTACTTCAGCTGAAACTAATAGTTCTAGTAACAATTAAAAATATTTACCATGAAAGAGAAAATGAAACGTATTGAGGAGTACACTAAAGCAATGAGAGAGCTACTAGATAAACTCTTGGAGCAAAACCCAGATCTATGATGAAATATGGGGAGCTTATGTTGCAGGCATGAAGGTGTTCTTATAACTCCTATTCTAGCTGAGAATTAAAACTAGCTGGCTTTTATTACTCTTTGTAAAAGCTCAAAAATTAAAAAGAGAAATCTAGAACGGTAAGCCCGGTTCTCTTCATCCTTTAACTGATTTAGAAGTAAAACAGAAATTAGTTGGCAGCCTGGAATAGACAGGCATTTTTAACTAAAAATTATAGAAAAAATGAACACAGTAGAAATTAACAGCTTAAAGAAGTATTCAGAGTTTACAACAACATTTCGTATTCCATTCAAAAAGGCAAATGATGTAGAAGCTAAATGCTATACGCCTATGGATGTAATTGACGCTTGGAAAGAAGTATGCATACAGGCGTTAGAAATGAGAATGGAGGCGTGTCTGTTAATGTTGCTCAAGAACAGAGATCGAGTGATAGAATCTGACGAAGAATGTGTTGTTTTCAGAAAACCCAACGGACATCTTCATTTCTTCAACCACTCCAGCTTTCAGGCTATGGAAGCTCTAGTAGTAGCTCTTGTAGTAGAGGGTCCTATAGTACTCGACTCCCTCCTAGTAGACCTATTATTGAAGGCTTTGTACTGGATTCCAGAAAAGTTGAAAAAAGATCATCAAGAATTTGGATTTGGAGAATTAATAAGCTGTTTGACCTGCCTAGCCTACAAAGCTTAGGCTGAATAAAAAACTCAATAACTTCCCAAGACATTGAGGGCACCAGTTTCTTATGAATAAATACTCTGAAAAGCCTATATGGGCAGGACAGAGCCTCGAAAGTCTTAGACCAGAGAGATAGTAAGTTTTAGGTGTAAAATGCGATTAATAAAAGAAAAAGATTATGGAACAGTATTTAGATGCAAAAATTAAGAGATTTACTCAAAAGCAATTATTCAAGAAAATAACTAAAGTTAAAACTATGCTAGGTTTAGGAGGATTACATCCTGAGAAATACCTAGAAGTTGTACCCGAACATAAAAATTGTGTCCTAGTTGACTTCAATCCAGCAGATGCATTAGTAAGAAGAAATTCTCTTATTGGAGAGTTTGATTTACTTACTAATTCTCCAGCGGAGAGACGAGAGAACAATTGAGTGGTTGGCAAAGAATTTCCCAGAACTTGATATTCCAAGAAATTACGTGTTTATAAATGATACAAGATGTAAGGAGATTGGATATCGTCAGTATGTTAAACGTATGTATGATCCAACTAGAGACAGATTCTTAGACATATACAGAGATTCTGGAGATAACATGATTACCGGACTAATTAAAATCCTCTGATGAGTCTTTGAAAATTAAGACGAAACTACCCATCTTTGGGTAGTCAGGATTAAAAAGAAAAAGAAATGAGAAAGTACAACAGATTAAATTGCGATTCAACTGTTCGCGCAAGATTTATAGATACTTGGGGACGAGTAATAACTTTAGTCGGAACCCATGCCTTCGAATATGCCATTCACATAGAAGGAGTAAGAACAGTTACTGAAACATTTGAGAATGGAACATTAGCAAGAAAAAGATTTAACGAATTAAAAAAGAAACCATGAGAAAGAGATTTAAGATGAGCAGAATTGCTTCATCAGACAACTATGAGTTGTCAAGAAAGATTCGCGCAATGTACCTCCAAAGATTTCACGAAGAGAACATAGAAGTGATTACAGAGATTTCATCTACATTAGTAATTAAAGAACAAAAGTATATTCGGGTATTTGGGAAGTTAATTCCTGTTTCCGAAGAAGAATTGAGAATACATAACACTTTAATATCTGTGAGATGATGGAAGATTTGTTAACAATAGTAAGATGGGCAATAACATTGCCTGTTTGGTTGCTAGAACATATACTTAAGGCTATGACCTTAATAGTTCTGGTATTGGTAATCATCGTCATGGCGGTATTATATCCGCTATTTCGGTCTATCTGGCGTAAGACAGGACAGTCTACGATTTTTAAGTATGCAACAAAATGGAGAGGAAACTATCCGCTAACCAAAAAAGTATTTGACTTATGGCAATGATGAGAAGAATTACCGAAATAAACGGTGAGATAATTGTGGTAGAAACTATGATTATCGTAGGAGAGATAGTATTGATTACAGTACAAATAAATGGAGAACTAGTTCGCTATGAAATATTATCTGTTAGACAGTTATGGGAAGGTCGTTAGGGCCTTCTCAAGCTGGTCTGAGGCTAACAAATTTCGTATAACTAGAAATAGACCAGATTGGAGGATTGTATGACATACATCGTTGTATTTATAATATTAATCATCATGTGGAAAATGATTGAAGACGAATGAAAACAGTATTAACCCATACAGGAAAAATCTATGTTGATACAGAACATAGACTAGAGTTCTTAACTGTAGGAGACTATGGTAAGGAGAACAACATCAAGGCTGATTTCTTAGGTCTAACTAAGGAAATCAATGGAGTAGAGAATACAGCAGTAGACCTAAGCAAGAAATGGGTAGCAACTATTTCAACTCAGAAAGGCTGTCCTATGCATTGTAAATTCTGTGATGTTCCCAAGTTTGGATTCTATGGAAATGCTTCTATAGAAGATATGGATAGACAAATCCGAACTATTATAGAAGGCGAAAGTGTCAGAGAAACAGACAGGTTTAATGTACACTTTGCTAGAATGGGAGAACCAACATGGAATGATAATGTATTAGCATTTGGACTTGCTCTCAGAGGTATGGTTAAGTCTGCAGGGTTAATAGCTAAAACTGTTCATCCAGTAGTTTCCACGATGCTTCCGAAAGCAAATAATAAGCTTGGAAACTTCTTACAGGTTTGGTGTAGCATAAAAAATGAGTTCTACAATGGAGAAGCAGGCTTGCAGTTTTCAATCAATTCTACAGACGATGAACAGAGAAATGAGCTGTTTGACTCTAAGAGTTTGTCACTAGCACAAATTTCTCGGTTGGCTGACGAGTTACCAATGCCGGTAGGCAGAAAGTATACTCTAAACTTTCCAGTAACCTCACAAACTATTCTCGATGCGAAGGAATTGTCAAAGCTATTTGATAGGGAGAAATTTATTGTTAAAATCACTCCTATACATGAAACAGCTTCTGCTATAGAGAATGGTTTCCAGGTAACTGGATACTCTGATTATGACGTTTATCGTCGCTTTGAACAACCTTTATTGAAAGAAGGTTGGGATGTTATAGTGTTTGTTCCATCTAAGGAGGAAGATTCTGACCGAATTACTTGTGGGAACGCACTAATCTCTGAAGAGAAGATTTAACAATTCTTAACTAAGAGAAATCTAGATTATACTATATAATAGTAGGCAAACTCTTAGTTATCCTTTCCTTAGTTCAATGGATAGAACCTCTGTCTTCTAAACAGATAATTCCAGTTCGAATCTGGAAGGAAAGACTATTATTCTCCCTTAGCTCAACGGTAGAGCTTTCGACTTTTAATCGAAAGACAAGAGTTCGACTCTCTTAGGGAGAACCAACTTTAAATAATTAAGCTATGATAAATGTAGACGAATTAAGAAACAAAAAGTAGCTCGGAGAGCGTATAGCCATTGGTGAATTATCAAAATATGGATTAGATATTTTATTACCAATGTCTGACAATCTACCATTTGATTTTGTTATATATTATAATAACAAGTTTTACAGAACTTAGGTGAAAACTACTGCGAGTAAAACTGTAAATAACTCGTTGAACTTTAGTTTAACAAGTAATAATTATAACAAAGGGACCGTTCACAAATACAACGAGGATGAAATAGATATTATGATATGTTGCGACCTTCATAACATCTATATATTTCCAGAATGTGATGTTGCTAATAGAAATTCTATTACTATTAGGGAGGAACCTCCAGCTAATAATTAGACAAAAGGTATAAACTTTGCAAAAGATTGCATCATATCTATAGAAAGATTAAATTATACTTTCTCTAAGATAGAGAAATAATTCCCTATTAATAGGGAAGTCTTTTTCTTTTATTCTGCTAGTAAACATTTGTTGTGAAACACGTGTTTGCATCTGGGTATAGTCGAGTTGGTAAGATGCTACATTTGGGATGTAGAGACCGCAGGTTCGAGTCCTGCTATCCAGACAAGAAGTAATCAACATTCACTATTAGTACAGCAATTAGGACTGTAGGGTGCCTTTTAGATGAATCCCTGATTACTCCAATTAACAGAGGTGAGTTCCCTTAAAATTGTTACCACGCACTAGTGCGGCTACTAGAGGACTTGGGGTGCCAAGAGGAAGAATTGTAGTAGCTATGTTAATTAGAACAAATCTGTTAATTGCTTTATGGGATAGCGCCAACGATGGAGAGTTGGGACGGACTGTAAATCCGTTGCCTTTAGGCTTAGTAGGTTCGAATCCTACCTATCCCACAATTATGTAAAATAACTTACCAAAAGATGATAAGAATTTCTAGAATTGTAGCTAAGGATAGAATAGCAGATTTGCTAGACTTGAATTTCGTATCTAAGATAACTCTTAGACAAGGATTCAAAAATCCTGCAATTTGCAGAGTGGAAATCTATCTCCAAGTAGATAATGATACAGAATACTTTAATAGTGTTATGAGTAACATTGTTGACTGGGGGAAAGGAGCGTAATTGTAATATTGCTGTTACCACAGCAAATATGGCTCTACATGATGGATTTATTAAAGAGTCTGCATTTGATGACTTTGATTATCCTATGCCAAAAAAGTATAAGGACTTATGCAGCGTATATTCTGACGAATATTTTAGACTATTTAATAGGAGAAAGATATAATGGAAGACAAATATGAAGGGCTATCTGATGAAGAACTCAAAGAAATCTTCGAAGATATGCAGGCAGACTATTGGATAGATTATTATCAATCTATCTATGAATAAAACCCTATTAGCGAGACCTAGGATATGGATTTTAGAAATATGTATACCCACTGCATATAGGTTAGTCATATTTAAATGAGGAAACCAGGGTTCTCTACTAGGTCGATTCGGGATTGTAACCGGTAATTGGTAGCCGCGCAGACTGTAAATCTGCTCTCTTTTGAGACTGGAGGTTCGAGTCCTCCCAATCCCACACTAATTTCAATATATTATGATGATATTTGTATATTCAGCATTTATATACGTAATAAGCACGTACATAGTTGGCCTTTATATGGCAGTAAATGAACGATTTGTTACAGTTAGAAGACTCGCAATAATGGCATTACCAGTAATAAATACTATATTTGTTATTGTAATACTATTATTTGATATTAAACCATTTATAAAAACAGTTATAAACGAATTTAAAGAAATTACAAAATGACAAATTATGAGTACGGAGAAGGATACTTACCAGAAATCTGGTACTAGTGTAGTATTTCAAAAAGAAATTAAGCAGTGTAGAGAATGTCCGCACTGCTTAATTGTTCCTGACCCAGATCCTAATGACTGGTTCAATGATGACGACGAGAAAGCGCTCTGTAAGGAGTCTGAGAATAAACTAATTGAAGGAATGTTAAGACCTTACGAAAGGGTATTAATTCCGGATTGGTGTCCATTAAAAACTAATAAACAAAAATGAATAGAATTAAGACAAAAGCCTATCTTGAGGTAACTTTAGAGCAGGCACGCGAATGGTATGAAAGCGGTAATGAAGACTTGAAGAAATTAGCTCTTACTGCATTTAGTGAGGAAATGCTAATTCCTTCCTTTAAAGAGATAGTAGAGTCTGAAGAAGATTATGGTTTTTGGAATACATTAGTATGTCCTCCAAGCATGACAGAACAACTCAGTTCTCTAGCTAGTTTACAAATAGTTGCTAACTATCTAAATAAAGGATGGATCAAAACAGAAGGTAATACTGGCTATTTTCTTGGAAGGGGTTCTTCTCTATCTGGAAAGACGGAAACTGATATAAAAGGAGTGTACGTCGTTATGCATCAAAACGTAAAATATCCAGGTGTTGTTTATTTTAGAACTGTAGCTGATGTACAGAAAGCGGTGAAGATACTAGGAAAGAAGTTGCTGCCGCTATTCGAATAATTTGATGGTGTTATTAGTTCAGTTGGCAGAACGCTACATTGTGGCTGTAGAGGTCAGCGGTTCGAGTCCGCTATAACACCCTAATCATGTTTTATTAAATATTATAACGAATGAAAAAGACAATTGAAATTGAATGTCCAGATGGTTATAAACCCATCTATAATGCCGAAACTGGCAATGTTGAAATCGTTCCAGAAAACATTATGGGACGGATAAGAACCTATGAGGATGCTGTAAACTATCTAGGGTGTGTTACTAGAGATACTATTTACTACAATAGATCTGTAAATTCTCTAGCTAAGTTGCAGACAGTCTTGGATGCGCTAAATGAAGGTCACAAGTTCAATCTGTTAACTGGTACTATATGGTATCCCTGGGTTCGCTTCTTTAGAATGAAATCAGTTCCGAAGGATGCAGAAGTCATTGGTCACTTCCGTTATCAGGGCGAGAAATTCGCGTTGGTGGGCGGCTGCGCGGTTGTTGGCGGCAATGCGGGTCTCGGCTCTTTCTATTCTTTCCATGGCGTCGGCAGTGCCTATTCCTTTGTCGGGATGCTTGTGTGCAAATCTGAAGAGATTGCCAAATACGTATCAACCCAGTTTGGAAAGCTAGTGTTCGATGCTTGTTTTGCAAGACATTTCAAGGGTGAAGAATTTGAATGGCTTGACTAATGAAAAAGTTCCTTGTAATTATGCTTGCTATGCTCTGGATGAGCGTAGCAGCATTTCTCAGATAACTCAGGAAGATTATGATAAGTTACCCAATGAGACTAGAACTCAAATTGAGAAGATAACAACAGAGAAGGCTATAAAGGGTGAAATCAAGGAAGTTTCTGAGTATGCAAATCTCGGTAAGGAGATTGGAGTAGCCGTTAATGAAACTTTGAAGGCAGTTGAAGATTCAGCCATAAGAATAGCAGAATCCAACCTGGGACAAACAGCAATAACTATCGTAGTATGGAAACTTCTCTATAAGGAGATAGCTGGAATTGTAGTAGGCACCATACTATTAGGAATATCAGTATTTATGCTACTAACTGGTAGAGGAAAACTATCCAAAAACGATGAAGATGCTGGAGGTTGGATAAGTGTGGTAGGAGGAGCTGTATTCTTTATATCTTCAATGATTTGTATATTTGGCTGAGGAGCAATCCAGGCTATAGGCTGGTGTATTCTAGCTATATTCTGTGTATTATTGCTTCTTGGTATGATTCTTAGCTAGTCATAAGACTAGCTTTTGGAAGGGTGGCAGAGTCAGGTTTATTGCAACGGTCTTGAAAACCGTCGGGCGTCCCCAGGGTTCGAATCCCTGTCCTTCCGCAATATATAGGATTGGTGTTTAACGGTTAGCACGTCGGTCTCCAAAACCGAAAGTAAGGGTTCGAATCCTTTATCCTATGCAAATATCAATAACTAAAAACTTATGAAGAGAATTAGATTAATTTGTATGATGGCTGTTGTAGCAATAGTTACGGCAGTCTGTTGTTCGTTTACTTCTAGGGAAGACCGAAATCATTTTTCGGTTATAAAGGTATATACCGACCCTAATAGTCACATGAATGTCTATAGAGTCTCCGTTCCTGGGAGAGTGTATTACGTACTTCATAATACGACTCAAGGAGGGTTATGTAAATTACAATGAGCGAAACTTATTATCTCTTAGCAGCCATTTCGTATGGCATTTTTATTGTTCAGTTCATACTCTCTTGGTTTGGTGGCGACACTGACTTAGATGTAGATTTAGATGGAGAATTGGACATGGATGTGAGTGATATTGTCTCTTTTAAAGGACTAGTACATTTTGTAATGGGAGCAAGTGGATGGCTTTGTATTAAGCATTCCGTTTCTCATTCTATAGAATGGTACGATTATTTAATCGCATTAATATGCGGTATTCTTTTTGTGGTTATACTTTACTACTTATATAAACTTTGTTTAAAACTCCAACATCAAGTTATTCCTGAAAAGGGTGAAGCCTTAGTTGGGAGAATTGGAACAATCACTATCCCTAATGATATTTCTGGTGGTAGTTCTGTTATCTTAGTTGAGATAAATGGAATGCTTCAAGAATTGTCAGCTTATGCTGAAGAAGAGCATAAGACGTATAAAAACGGGGACAAAGTGAGAATTTCAAAATTTGAGAATGGAAAGTATTATTTTAACTAAAAAGAATTTTTAAAGATGACAACAGAAACTCTTATTGTAGCGGGTGTTATTGTACTCTTAGTAGTTGTAACTTTTATCGGACTTTTGTCTCGGTATCGTAAGTGTGCTAGTGATGAAATCCTGGTAGTATTTGGTAAGGCAGGAAAGAAGAAGGTAGTTAACGAGAAGACTGGTAAAACGGAGGAAGTTATACTGCCGTCTAAAATCATCCACGGCGGAGGTACATTCGTAATGCCTGTCATTCAAGACTGGGCTAAAATGTCCTTGAAACCTATTCAGATTCAGGTAATGGTAGAGGGAGTATCCAGCCAAATGATTAAGGTTAGGATTCCTGTGACATTAACTACTGGTATAGGAACCGATCAAGTACTAATGCAAAACGCTGCAAGCAGATTCTTAACAGCTAAAACTTCTGAAATCTCAGACCAAATCAAGGATATTCTCATTGGTGAAGTGAGAAGCTTGATGGCAACAATGACGATTGAGGAAATAAATGCTGATAGAATCAAATTTATCGGCAAGGCAAAAGAGAATATTGAAACTGAGTTGAACAAGGTAGGTTTCAGTATTATCAATATTAACAACGCTGATATCTCGGACGATGCAAACTATATCAAGAATCTTGGTCAGAAAGCTGCAACTAAAGCTCTTGCTCAGGCACAGGCTGACATTGCAGAAGAGAAAAAGAAAGGAGATATTCAGATTGCAGAAACCAACAAGCAACGTGAAATTGCTGTAGCAGACGCTGAGAAAGAGCGTGAAACTACTGTTGCTCAGACTAGACAAGAGCAAGAGGTTCGTGTGGCAGAGATTAACCAGGAGAAGGAAATCAAACTTGCAGAAGCTGAGAAGAATAAGCAATCAGGTATTGCTAATCAGAAAGCTGAACAAGCTGCCAATATTGCTAAAGCTAATACTGCAGCGGAATCAGAGAAAGCTAAAGCAGAAGCTGAGAAAATTTCAGCTATAGCTAAAGCTCAAGCAGAAGCCGATTCTAACAGAGCAGAGTCTGAATCACTGGCTGAGGCTAATGTAGCTAAGGCTAAAGCAGAAGCTGACTCTAAGAAAGCAGAAGCAGAAGCAGAGAAACAAACTCGTATTGCTCAGGCTAAACAAAAACAGGAAGCTGAGACGCAAAAGGCAATTAACGAACAGGAAGCTGCAGTTGCTAAGTATGAGTCAGACAAGCGTGTAAAGGCAGCTGAAGCTGATAAGATTGCAGGAGTGGCAGAACAAAATGCCACAATTGAAGTCTCTAAAGCTAAGGGAGAGGCCGAGAAAGCTAAGGCTGAAGCTGAAAAGGTAGCAGGAACTTCTAAGGTAGAAGCTCAAATGACTATCGAGAAAACTAAGCAAGAAAAGCAACTGGAAGTAAACGAAGCAGCTGCATTGGCTATGGAAGCTAAGCTTCATGCTGAGACGATTGTTCCTGCTCAAAAGGAGAAGGAACGTATCACGATTGAAGCAGAAGCTGTTAAGCAGAAAGCTGTACTTGAAGCAGAAGCTAAGGCTGCTGAAATTCTGAAAGAAGCAGAAGCTAAAGCGAATGCTACAAAGTTGCAGCTAGAAGCCGAAGCTGAAGGTACAAGAAAGAAACTGCTTGCTGAAGCTGAGGGTAAGAGAGCATCTTTGATGGCTGAGGCTGATAAAGTCCAGGCTATTGAAATGGCTCCTGCTCTGGCAGTCCAGAAGATGATTGAATCTGGCTTGACTCCTGAAATGGTGGTTCAGTACAAGACAGTTGACCAGTTGACAGGTATTGCAGAAGCATCTGCTCAGATGTTTGAACACGTTCACCTTGGACAGGTTACTGTTTATGGTAACGAGAATACCGCTGGTAACTTCATGGCTAAAACTGCTGAGAACTTGAATCCTGCGTTCGACTTGCTTCGCTCTATACCTTTCGCTGATACACTGAAAAGTGTTCTCGGCAAGAAAGAGTTGGAGGAGAAGAAAGCTGAAACAACTGAGTTTGAAGAAGTGAAGTAATTCACAGCGAAGGGGCTTTACAATTTCAATAGTAAAGTATAACAAAAGCCCCTTCGCAATTTGGAGGTATGGGTGAGTGGCTTAAACCACCGTCCTGCTAAGACGGAGGGCCTTCGGGTCCCCGAATCCAGCTGCCTCCGCTTAATAAAATTTGTTATGGAAGAAAGAATTGAAATCTTTAAGTCTCTTCATAAGTCATTTCTTGATATGCTTATGGATGATACTTGGTTAATGGAAGAGCCTATTGACGTAGCTGAAACAGAAGCTTGCTGGAGATGGGCAATAGAATTAGGAGATGAAACTGTTCCGGTAGAAAAATTTGAGGAAGAATTTAAGTTTTCTTTACAAGATTTAACTAACTGGTGGAACAAAAAAGTATTAGAGATTGAGTATCTAATTACATGGGACGATAGCTCAGTAGGTAGAGCGCTGGACTGAAAATCCAGGACGATAGCGGCAGTTCGATCCTGCCTCGTCCCACGCATTGTGTGTTTTCATGGTAAATATGGGCTTAACGGTTCGAGAGAATAGTTAAGCTAAACTGGGCTATGGTGTAATGGTAGTCACATCAGATTTTGGTTCTGAGAGTCCAGGTTCGAGTCCTGGTAGCCCAACTAAATACAGCTTCGCTAGGGAGACCTAGCCTTGCATACCAAGAGGCGGTAAAGTCAGCTGAATAAATCCGTTGCGGTATTACCTAGTAATAATCTAAAGCTAGCTAAAGAATAACTAGGAACATAAGGGTAGTAAGGCTGTATTTCTAAATTATATAATTATGGATAAGAAGAATTATAGAAAAGTAGTTAAAATCTGTGAGAAAGGCAGATGTAAAGTGAGAGAAAATTCATTTGGAGTTTGTTGGTGTGTAAGATGTGGTAAATTACATTCTGATGCTCCAGCTAAGTTAAAACCTGAAGAGCAAATCATAGTAAAATGAAAGTAATAATTAATAGCTGTTTACTTACAGAGCTGCTGAAGAACTTCCAAACTTCTCTAGATAATATGAGAGTTATTGGAGAGACATATTCTGTAGAAGATATGAATGAGCTGGTTGAGGAGTTTTCTAAGTTTAATATAAAGCCTGATGATATTATTGGTAAAACTATAATATTTAAATGTCAATCAATAAGTGCTTAACGTAACTTCTTTCAATATTGGGGAGATAACTAGTAAAGTATCTCTAAATACTCCCAGTAGCGGAATAATCCAGAGGTCTCATCCTAGAAGTAAATTCGTAAGATTTCATTCTAGGTCTCCTATGTCAGAATATGCATTCTCTAGTAGACTAAGTAAGGATGGGCCGGAAATTGTGGTATTGCAGATTATGGTATTTGGTAATGATGAATTGCTAGTTGAATATGTCTGCGAACAGGAACTAACAGTAGAATAGGTTATTAGACCGGTAAATAACCTTCCGTAGCCAGTCGGACGTTGGGAGCTTATAGTCCTACGATAGTGAGACTAAATCGGACCTATAGCTCAGCCAGGTCAGAGCAACTAATTATGAGTCAGATAGGGACGTATCCCCTCAAGCTTATACCTTGTAGAAAGGGTAGTTGGTCGCACGTGGGTTCAAACCCCACCGTCCCTACAACTTTTATTTATTAAGTAATATGAAAGAGTTAAGTGAAATTATTCAGGAAATGGTAGACAATGGCAATTCCATGGGTCAAATGGACCTAAAAACTGCCATAGTGTTTGTTACAGAGGCTTACGAATCCGGCATAGAAAAGGCTCGTTCTCTCATAACTAATGAACATAACGAGGAGGATTACTAATGACCGTAGAGGAATTAGAAGGTAAGCTGACTAGTATCTACCATGAATTTGCTGAAACAATCTCTGAAAATGAGACTGATGAGCAAATAGTTGCCCGTTCTAAAGAGTGGTTTGTAAAAAGACTCTCAGAGGAAACTGATAACAAAGAAGCTATAGAATCTATAGCTAATCAATTAGTAGGATGTCTCAAACAGGCATCTGTTTTAAGTAACTTAGAAAAAGAAAAAATGAACAAAGTTTGGATGTGTTCTGGGTCTACATATACCCAGGTAAGCTCAGGCTATAGCGTTGAGCAGTCTCTCCCAGTTGGAATCTACAGTATTTGTCTGACAATGACAGGTTATCACCTAGACAGATATGCGGATAAGTTTGTATTCCCGTACAAAATGTATGGTTTGCAGGAAGATTTCATAGACCATGTAATCAAAACTTATAATAACACAGAAGGAAACTTGGGAATCATGTTTACTGGTACAAAAGGTACTGGAAAGACTGTCACAGCTAAAGAATTAGCTAATAAGTTGAACCTTCCTGTTATTATCGTAAAGGATATAGGAGACCATAATCAATCTATGATTGAGTTTCTCTCTGGTATTGAGGGAGACTGTGTTCTCTTCCTAGATGAGTTTGAAAAGAACTTCAGCGAGTCGGATTCTACAATCCTCCAAATTATGGATGGAGTTTATAACTCTAAGTATCGTAAGGTATTCTTGTTGACTACTAATGCAATGTCTATCAACGAGAATATGGTAGGACGTCCGTCTAGAATCCGCTACGTCAAGAAGTTTGAAAATCTTGATTTGAAGGTTGTAAACGAATATCTAGACGATGCCCTGGAGGTTCCAGAAGCACGTCAAGATTTACTTGACTTCATTGATTCTTTGACTATATCAACTATTGATATTCTCAAAACTATAGTTAATGAAGTTAACATTCATGGAATTGAAGGTTTGAAAAAGGCTAAGAGTTTCTTCAACGTAGTAACTAATGAGTATGAGTATTCTTGTATCAGAGGTTACGCTTACACTGGAGAAATTGAACAAGACAAGAATAAGTTCTCTATTGAAAACTTCTCCAAGGCTGTTGAGAGATTTAATAATCCTATACCTAAGCCTATTGTTGATGACGAGGATAACTGTACTATAGAGGAAAGAAAAGCCCTCAACGAATACTATGAGTATCGTCGTCATAACTTCCACAGCCTGTCGTATAACTTTATCTATTCTTCTACCAAGTTCAGCAATCTTAAGGTAGGAGACGACTTCTACAATGACGAGATTATCGCTATTGACAAGAAGTTGAATGTTATTGTTACTAAGGACGGTGGCAAAATTAACTACTGGTGGATTAAAGATCCTAACAGTAAACCATCTCTGTATCGTACAGGAAGATACGATTCTTTGGTACTTTAAAAACTGGGGGAGCTAGTCTCCCCTTTATGTCTGGATGCCTGAGTGGTCTAAGGGAACGGTCTGCAAAACCGTGTTTCGTGGGTTCGAATCCCACTCCAGATTCTACACTAATTTATTTGCCTATGGACAGAAAATTAAGAAGAGAGCTTTCTAAAAGAAAGTGGATTTCTAGAGCTAAAAAAGTTTATAACTCTTGCGGGAAGTTCTATATCCCGGTAAACGGAATTAAAGCCAGTGTTCAGTATAATGTTCCTATTTTCAGAAATAGAGCACTGAGAATTTGTGAATCAATTACGGATTTTCTTAATGATTCCAAGTATGCCAAAATGCTTAAGAATTGCACTTCTCCCTACAGAAGTAAGATGATGCAGTACGAATATAAGAAAGAGAATAGAAAAGATAGATATAAGGCTAAGAAAGATATCCAGGAAGGTATTCAGGAATATGAGTCCAGGGACAATCTTTCATGCTCATCATGTATATTCTATGATGGAGGTCTATGCGAGAAAGGATTATTAACGACAGATGATTGTCCAGAATATTGGGATTAATTATGGATAAATATATTAATGGAAATTTAATAAAGAGGATACTAGTTTTTAAAACTAGAAAACATCCAGAATGGAAGCATAGAATAGCGGATACCAAATTTTTATTCTGGAAAAGGCATATTGATTATTGGTATCTTCTAGACCCATGCTTTGGGACTTACTCTGAGAAAGGGATGCTCGAATCAATTAGTAAGAGAACGTCCTTCTACAAGGATGGAATAGTATACCAGAAGCCGCATATTATTCTAGAGTTCTCTGAGAGACATGATGAGTCTATCTATTTTGATAGTGATGAGGAAATGGAAGGCTGGTTTGAGTCTTTCAGGCAAGAATTTGGAAAACCATTTATTTATATAGAATAATACCTTTATCCCAGTTTAGAGCTTAGCTCAAGTAGTGAAGAACAGTAGCTATTGGTTAAAACGAGGTGGAGTGCCAGACGAAAGACTGGAATTAACATAGTTTAACTTTGAATCTCCGACTATGCGGAGTATCATTATGGCAGAATTGATTTTCTTACCTAATGGAAAATGCGATTTGAAATTTCATGCTAACATCAAAAACTTTAAAAGAGTTGAGATTGTGAAGCATAAGAAGAACTTCTTCAGGGTCTATGTAGACCGCAACGATAGCGTTTATGACGTGAAACGGTGCGAAGTCATCACTTGGAAGACCATAGAGAGAGGGAAAAGAAAGGTGAATGTTCCTGACAAGGTTGACGAGGTACGTGATGTACATCTGTTTGACAAGACTAAGGGAAATCCGTTCAAGATTGCGGTTACTAAAATAATCGGCGAGATTGAGGCACAGGAATTACTATCTTAAGATAGCGTTTAGGAGAGTATCGTATAACTCTCCTTATGCAGATGTGGTGTTAATGGTTTGAGCACGTCAGACTTCCAATCTGAAGGGGAGAGTTCGAGTCTCTCTATCTGCACATTTGTAGGTATAGCACAACGGTTAGTGCATCGGCTTGCCATGCCGAGGATGTGAGTTCGATTCTCATTACCTACTCAAAATTTAAGTTTTATGAAAATAAAGTGTACAGTATGTAATAAAGAATTTTATTATCCAGACCACCATGTGTTTATCTGTAGCGAATGTGCGGAGAAGGCTCTAGGTAGGGAAATAACTGATAAGGATATTAATGATTCATTATTTAATATCCCATTTAGAGAGAAGTACTTTAAATCTTAATATCCGTGTGGGTGAATGGTTTAGCCATCAGTCTGCAAAACTGAAAAGAGAAATCTTTAATGAGGGTTCGAATCCCTCCACGGATTCTAATTTTAAATTTAAAAATATGGCATATATTTATTGCATTACAAATTTAATTAATAGCAAGCGATACGTAGGAAAAACTACTACTTCTATAGAAGAGCGCTGGAAGGAACATTGTTATGACTTTTAGAAAGAAAGATGCAACAAAAGACCTTTATATGATGCCATGAATAAGTATGGTGTTGAGAACTTTATGATAGAGGAATTGGAATATGTAGATAGTAACTCTGAATTATCTGAAAGAGAAATCTATTGGATAAAAGAGCTAGGAACTTATGGTTCTAATGGGTACAATGCCTCTAAAGGAGGAGATGGCACTATTCTATACAATCATAGTGAAATTGTAGAATTAGCTAGATTGGGATATACTAGTTCTTAGATACAAGAAAAAATAGGGTGCTGTAAAGACACTATTTACAAAGTTTTGAAGGCAAATAATATAAAAATTAGAAAAAGTAACGCAAAGTTAATTGCTTAGTATGACTTAGCAGGTAATTTTATACAGGTATTCTTTGGTTCCAGAGAAGCTTAGGAATGGTTAATTAATAACGGAATTACTGACAATAAATCTGCATAGAGTCATATTATAGGATGCTGTAAGAATAAAACCAAATCATAGTATGGCTACATTTGGAAATATCTTCCAGAGCCTATTTAATCTTTAAATCACTGTTTCGACATTTTCAGTCTAAATGCCGTGTCTGGAGACGTTACCAACCAGTCGTGCTATACGGTTAGAATAGTCCGTGCCTCACTGGTGATAGAGGCATCCCTGGGTAGCGGATGTAAAGTAGCTGCCAATATCGTGGAGTAGAGAAGTGGTCATCTCGCTAGGCTCATAACCTAGAAATCGTCATAAACGGTTCGAATCCTACCTCCGCAACGAAACTCCTTTTGTGGCTCTGAATTAGATTAATTATTAACAATTTTAAACTTTGATGTTATGAAGAAAGTAATTAATGTTGTGAAGAAAGCTGCTAAGTGGTATTTTGAACAGAGTTCTAAGAGCTATACATGGTTAGTTTCTGGAACTATTCCGCCTCCTTATAGAGGTCTAGAGTAAAGATACTACTAAAAGGTAAGTACCAAAGGGGTACTTATCTACACCCGTGGAGAAAATTAACTATTGGGGTATAGTTCAAAGGTCAGAACTTTTGACTGTTAATCAAAGAATCATGGTTCGAGTCCATGTGCCCCAGCTATTGACCTTATATTAGATTATGCATCAGTGTGATTATTGTTGTTGGTACTACAGTGGAAATTGTGATTGTCCATATGTAATGAAGAAACAAGCGTGTGAAAATGCTTTGAAAACTAAAGAGAGAAATGAAAGACCTATTAGAAAAGTACAAAATGTTTCAAACTCCAAAACTAGCTAATGAGATTTCATGGAAAGACATGAAGGAATTTAACTCTTATATGAAAGAAGTAGTTCGTGATTATAAGATTAAACAGGCTAAATCAATTCAGAGTGCTAGAAACGTAATAATATCCTGACCTGGCAAGGTAAAAATCCATTCGGGGTTTAAGTTGAAGCCAGTCCCTGCGAAATCATAGAGACCTTTTCTGACACGATAGTCGATGAACTGAGAGAGTAGCATGGTTGTGAACTTATGCTACTAGAACATGATTCAAACAAAAAAAACTTATCTGGTGTTGTTAAGTTATGGAATCTTAACAGTGGAAATTTATGGGTATGTCACCAATTAAAAAGAAAATCCCAAAAATGGGCCGTTAGCTCAAATGGCTAGAGTGCTGGTTTTGCACACCGGAAGATAGGGTTCGAGTCCCTGCGTGTCCACAAACTTTATTTAAAAAATTATGAAAGTATATGTAGTAAATTATCACCCAGCTAATGCTCCTCAAAATTATGAAACTGATTGCCAAATCTTCTTAGACAAGAAACAGGCAGAGAAGTATAAAGAGGCTAAGGAAAAAGAGTTTCCTATTAGATGGGGAGGAGAGTATAATCATTGTAAACTAATTAAAAAGCATTTGTAATATCGCGGGATGATAGCAGAGGTAGCTAGTCAGGCTCATAACCTGAAGGTCGTCGGTTCGAATCCCGTTACTAAGTTATTTTTAACAATTAAAATTAGATTATGGATTTCAAGAATCTTACAAAGGAATCTCTTCCGAAAGAATTTCAGGAGAGAATCGAACGTTTCAATCGTTTGTTCGTTGAAGCTGGTGATGGTACATTTGAAGAAAATGACCTATTTGGTTATGAAATGGCTTGTATAAAGCAAGCCCTATCATTCTCTGAGTTTTTCAAAGAAATGAGTCTAGAGGAATGTAAAGCCTTCTATGAGAAATATCCTAGCTTATTTGAGCTGATTGAGGCTATCAAAGACAAACTTCCGTACTTTGATAATGGTCATAGTGGAAACTCTATGAGCATGAGTTGGATGCTATACAGGTGTTATAAGGAGAAACCTGAACTTGTTCCTTATATGCACGGTTGTTTAGCCCAACTTGTTGGGGACGAGGGCTATCATGATAACCGTTCTGATGTTCCAAAACTATGAGTGTAATACAACAAGTTTATTTAGCTGAAGCTGGTTATTCTATTTACATAAAGGGAATTAAACCAGATAAGGATAATGAATGTTCTGGTGAGATTACTATAAATGGTAATCCCACTAGATTAGAGAGAAAAGAACGCTATCATATTGATGGCAGTATGCTTGAGCATAAAGATTCAGAAATGTGTCGTAGTTGCTGGGAAGAACTTAATGGAATTGGTAACAAAACATTAGGTTATTATACATCTGGGCAGAAGTACTTATCATCTAAATGTCAAGAAATAAGGACTAATGCTCGTAGAGTATTAGAAAGTTCCGAACGTGAGAAAGTATGTCAATATTGTCATAATCATGAATTTGATGCAATACTTGAAGTACATCATCTTAAAGGAATATTAGAATTTGACGAAGACACTCTTATTAAGGAGATTAACAACGAGAATAATTTAGTATGGTTATGTCCGAATCACCATATTATGTTAGAGAAGGGTTTAATTAGTCTGGAGTAATCCAGTTACACCGAGGGTTAGTTCAGTGGTAGAATAGTGCACTGTCTATGCGAAGGTCACCAGTTCGAGTCTGGTACTCTCGGCACTGTGAAGGTTGGGGTTCGAATCCCCCAGCCTCGGCATTTATTCCCCTGTAGTTTAGTTGGTTAGAACACGTGATTTGTAATCTCGAGACCTCGGTTCGAATCCGAGTGGGGGATCTTAACCATTAAATTAGATTAATTTTTATGACTAGATTAGAAAAGTATTTAGTAGCAACTGCTACTGAGATTATCGAAGCGGAAACAACTGTTTCTCGCTACTTTGTCATTGGAAACGTCAAAGTTAGAGTATCAGACCATTTAAGTAAAATGAGTGATGCAGACTTACAAGTGATTATTCCATTGAACGGAGGGACTAAGTATATAGTTACTGTTAAGGATAGTCCTGGAAAATTTCTTGTATGGAATGCAACTCAAATAAAAGACTTTATTCCTTCATTGCAGATTATTAAGGGCTTGAAGGAAGGAGTGCAACTTAAGCCAAAACCTAAAGACTCTGCAGTTCAGAAGATTCAGCTAGCATTAAATAATAGTAATACCGATGGAGGTTCGTTAACGTTTGATGGTACTATTATTGAGTCTAGATTGAAAGAAAAGCAACTTACTTCCAAACAGCGGGAAGTTTTCAGGAGAACTAAATCTACTTGGGATATTTCTCAGATTGGGACATTACCCAGTATGATTAAAGTAGATTTAGGATTGTCAAATGGTTCTGTAAACGAAGATGTGCAGATATTTCTAACTTGTACATCTTTAACCTACAAAGAAATTCTGAACATTTATAAAATAATAGTTGTTGATAACCGTATGGTTCCAACTATTAAACTGTTGCAAGAAGCTTATAGCTTGATTGTGCAGTAGGATAGCGCCATCATCTAATGGTTAGGATTCAGGCTTTTCACGCCTGCCATACGGGTTCGAATCCCGTTGGCGTTACTATGTACCCCAGCAGCGAAAGTTGTTGGGGTATTTTTTGTTTAATTTAATTTGTGTTTAATGCGAAAAACATTTGAGTTTGTAAAGGTTGGAGGAGTCTGGTTCTATTGGTGGCCAGATTACGACGGAACACCAGAGGAACTAGCAATGGTTGGTGGTGCAGATGAACTTCTTGATTCTCTAGATAATAAGTTTGTTAGATTGCAGATGGTTGACCCAGCTGCAGCTAAGATAACGTTGTCTAAAATTGAGGAGGATGAATGTGGAGCAACTTACTTATGCAAAAGTAAGAATTACAATGACAGGGTATGGATTTGTGCTGTAACTCTATCAGTATTCGGGGAATATCCTCAAAATATTTACCTAAAAGATATGTAAAAAATGAAAACGTTAAATGAGATTTTAGACAATTACAAAGACTATGCCGTAGTTCTCGATGACCGTTTCGGTTCTAGATTAGCAAAGTTTTTAACAGAAGAGCAGTTAGAAAAAATAGGCTTCAAGTACGATGGTGATGAGCCTTATCCAGAGCCTAAGGAATGGACTAGAGGGAATATCCTAGAGCAACTTAAGTCTGACGTAGAGTTTGGTTTTGAGAAGGCTCTAGACCAGAGAGGCATTTCAGCTAGCCTAATGTTCTACGTGGTACTAAGATGGAATCAAGTTCTAGAAGAGGGCTTAGAGAATTATCCTGAAGAGAATTATGCTATGTATGGGTTGCCTTTGTTTAAGGCTACTGCTGTAAAGTACGGATGGGAGAATACTATAGGCGACGATAATGGGGACGAAGAGTTCTACAATGAGTAGCGCTATGAAGGAATCTTCTATACTTAAAGCAATTTCTGACGCTATTGAAGAATACGAGGAAAATCAACAAAGACGAATAGACCTGTTAGAGAGTAAAATTCTGCTATTTGAGAGAGAAAGGGAGGCTTTTATTCGGCATTTGAGAGAAGGAAACATTCAATTATTAAAGGATTATCTAGGAATTAAAGATGAGTAAGTACTATTTAATTAAGGAATGTAATAATATTCCTTTTATCTTAGGACAGTTCGATAGTATTGAAGAGGCTGAGGCCGCTCTTCCTTCTACAAATAAGAAGGGAGCTAAGCACTTTGTCGTTTGTTCTACAGAGCAATTAAAGTCAGCAAGGGCGGCTATATCCTACTTACAAGAAGAACTTAGAAAGAGTCGAGAGGAGGTACGGCAATGGAGGGATTTAGAACTTAAAACAAGGCTAGATTTCTCAAACCAAATCTGTGAATTATCGAAGATAGCTAATCTAACTGTAGAGGACCTAACTAAAGTATTGTTATGATAGTAAGTTCTCCTTTTGATAAAGATTTGCTTGGACATGAGATAAGGGGTGTAAATACATCTTACTACGGACTTTCTGCATTGCAGGCTGTAATAAATCATGACGGAATCCGTCAAGATATTGCAAAATATATGTATAGAGACTGCATTGTAGATGGAGGACGAAAAGGAGTAATCATAGGATTTGAGGATAATAATCAATTCTTTGATTACTACTATATAGTCTATGTGCCAGAGCTAAATACTACTGTATATCAATTAGCTAATGATGCGAGATTTATTAATTCAATTGAGATATGAAAGTATATTATATTTCAATTCCCACGGCAATATGGCGGGCAAGTCCCTATAAACTATGAGAAGATCTCTCCTCTTTTTTCTAGAGAAGAAAGACGCTATAGAATGGGCGGTAACTCAAAATTACTGGGATATTAGATTAATAGAAGAAGAAGTTTTTATGAAAAAGAAAGTTTTAATTATCCTCATGATTAGTATTGTATTCGGATTTGCAACTGGTTATTCTTTGCATCATCTGATACATTTCAATCAGAAACAGGAGGAAATGGTATTGCTGCCAGAGCATCCATTCTACTTATTGGATGAAGTAAACGAAGAAGTATTGTACAATACTTTGAAGCATTACGATTTTCCAAATCCAGCAATTATAACAGCTCAGGCTGTTCTGGAATCTGGCAATTTTAAATCGAAACTTTGTAAGGACAATAACAATCTGTTCGGGTTGTATAACTCCAGAACAATGTCTTACTTCAAGTTCGATAGTTGGATAAGCTGTGTGTTCGCTTATAAGCAATTTATCCTTAGTAAGTATAACCCAGAAGAGGATTATTACAAATTCCTAGACAGAATTGGCTACGCTGAGGATTCCTTGTATGAAAGTAAAGTTAAGGAATTGGAATTAGATATACTTAATAAATATGGAAGCTCAAATTGAAGAAGCTATCAAATTTAGAAAGAAAGCTAATTTCAAGATATTAACTAGATTGAGTCAAATCATTGACCAATATCCTTATCTAAGATTTCACCAAATTCTTATGATATATAAGATTAGTGAGCTGGGAGTGGATAAGTTCAATGAGGAGAGTGTAGAAACTTTGAAGAAGCTAGAGCATGAAATGGTGGAAAAAGGAATTAGTAAGATTACTAGTAATAGTTCTGATGGGAACAATACTATTAGTAACTAGGGAAGTAATGGGTTTTGAGACCGCAGTTATGACTGGTCTAACTATTATATTATGCAATCAAATATTTAACGAATAAAGATTATGAATTTTAAAGATTTCAAGAAAGATGTAGAGTCTGCTTTCAATGCTATGATTGCAGATAATTTATTTGTAGTTAATGTAGACAAAGACCTTTTGTGGATGAGTTATCTCCTCTCCTTTGAGGACGAAACAATTCGACAAGATCACAATTGTAATGCTTGTAAGTCTTTCATACGTCACTATGGTAAGGTAGTCGCTATAGACCCCTCAAACCTACAAGGTGAAAACCTTCTGGGATGATGTTCACACTCCTGGCTATGAAAAGACCGCATCGGATTTGGCTAAACTCGTTAAGGAAGCCGGAATAGGAGATATATTCATTCAGGATGTTAATGAGTTTCACGGTTGTGACCATAATGTGCAACTTCTTCCTGATGGAACTACTAGAACTTGGACTCACTTGTACGTGACTATTCCTAACAAGTTTAAATTCAACAAGAGAGTACATCATTTCGATTCTGCCGCAGGTTATCGCGGAGATGCTAGAGCTGGTGTCTTTGAACGCTCTCTTTCCGAGCTTAAACTAAGTGCGGTAGAAACCGTAATTGAGTTGATAGAGGATAATAATCTCTATCGCGGAGAGGAGTTCCTAAAGACTCTGCAAGAGTTCAGAAGAACTATGCTTGAGGCCGATAATCTCTCACCAGAGGTTCGCACTAACTATTGTTGGTTTAACTTCAAATCTCCAATAGCTAAGATTAGAAATACAGCTATGGGAACTCTACTGATTGACTTAAGTAATGGTGTGGACCTGGAAAGAGCTGTTAAGTCTTATGAGAACATTATGGCTCCATCTAACTATAAGAGACCTACTGCTCTTATTACTAAGAAACAAATTGAGGCTGCTCAGAAGAAGGTTGAAGAACTTGGGTTAACTGATGCCCTTCCTCGCCGTCATGCTCGTGTAGAAGATATTTCTGTGAATGATGTTCTATTCGTAAATAGAGATACTAGAGCAAAGATGAAGGGAGGAATGTTTGATATGCTCTCCGAAACTTCTACAGTAAACCCAAAAGAGTTTACCAAAGCCCAAGAGGTTTCTGCTGATGCCTTTGTCAAGAATATACTTCCGGGAGCTAAGGAGGTTTCTATCTTGGTAGAGAACAGACACATTCCCAACTTTGTTACTCTGACTGCTCCTGAAAATCCGGATGCTGGACAGTTGTTTAAGTGGAATAACAACTTTGCTTGGGTTTATAATGGTTCTGTAGCCGATTCCTTCAAGGAGAAGGTAAAGGCTGCTGGTGGAAATGTAGACGGTTTCATGAGATGCTCTCTTCACTGGTTTAACTATGATGACCTTCATGTAACCGAACCTGGTGGAAGAGAAATCTATTATGGAAGCAAAACTGGTTATACTGGAGGAACTCTTGATGTTGACATGAATGCAGGTTCCGGAAAAACTAGAGATGCTGTTGAGAACATCATATGGACAGACCCTAGCAGACTAAGACCGGGAGATTATGTGGTAAGAGTGCATAACTTCTATAAGAGGGAAAGTATTGATTTTGGTTTCGAAATGGAAATCGAGATTAATGGAGAACTTCACAAATTCCAGTATGGAAAAGTAGTTCTGAGCAAGGAATACATTGAAGTTGCTCGTATCCATGTTGATGGACAAAGAAACATTTCCATGACTCCTACTATTAAAGAGGGTTCTACATCGTTCAAATCTACTAACGAGTGGGGAATTGATACAATGAAATTCCAGAAGGTTTCTTGTATTATGTTCTCTCCTAATCATTGGGAAGGCAACGCTATAGGAAACAAGCATCTGTTCTTTATGATAGATGGATGCAAGAATCCAGACCCTGTTAGAGGTTTCTTTAATGAATATCTGAGAGCTGACCTTGAAAAGGAGCATAGAAGAGTGTTTGAAGCTCTTGGTTCTAGAGCAAAAGCTGAGTACAGTGATGACCAGTTGAGTGGATTGGGATTTTCTAGCACATCACACAATGATGTTGTTGTAAAAGTTGATAATAAATCATTTAAAATCATTTTCTAATTATGTACAAACAAGCGTCTAAAATGAAGTTGCGCTTTGCAACTAGTAAAGGTAATTTGAGTGTGGAAGATTTGTGGGACTTAAGTCTGCCTGCATTGGACAGACTGGCAGTGTCCTATGACGAAGAATTAGCCAAGAGTCCTAGAAAATCTTTCATAACTAATGATACTCCTAGCAATAGCGAACTGGAGTTAAAGTTCAACATTGTGAAAGATGTTATCACTGATAAGCTGAAAGACAAGGCCGCTAGAGAAGCAGCTAAAGATAAGGCAGCTGAGAAGGCACGCCTGACTGAACTGCTGGCTAAGAAACAGTCTGAGAAAATGGAAAGTATGTCCTAAGATGAAATCAGACAACGACTTGCAGAACTCGGATAATTGTGTCGTATTGAAAACAGTTAGTCCACAAATCTTAGATAAACTAAGGGAAAGTGGATTGACTGTTTGTACGTGTTGTGAATTTCCTGGTACAGCCTGGTTAGTATTCAGACCAAATATGCCTACATCGGATATTCACGGTGAGGGGTATGATTTCGAAGAGATAGGACTTTTTGGAACAGAGGCTGTTCTCAAATACTTCGAAGCTAACACTCCGAATTATGTAGATTGCGGAACTGATGTCGATAAATTTATTAACATTTGTTTGCAGTTTAAATAAGTTAACGGTTTTTAACTTTGAATTTAACACTTGTACTGTTATTATAGTAAGTTGATTAGCGGTACGTGAGTATAGCTAATTACTATGCCCGAATGGTGGAATTGGTAGACACGTCAGATTTAAGCTCTGATGCCCAGTAATGGGCGTGTGGGTTCGAGTCCCACTTCGGGTACTAATTTAATATCAATAATATGGAAAGATATATAGAAGAACTTATTGAAATATATAGAAAAAATACTCTAAAGTCAGATGAAGAATTAGAATCTCTGAAGAGTTTACTTAGAAATGTTCATCGTGATGGATTTATAGCAGGAGAAGAATCAATAATTAATGTTGTGGATAAACTAACAAAACGTAACTAATATGAACAGTGTATTTTTTGGAAATGAAGGGTTGACTTCTACGTCAGCAAACTTCTATGCGAACATCGCACAAGAAATGATTCAAGCAGCACAGGAACGCTTGAATAATGTGAAATTCTTTCAAGTATCTGTAGCCTCTATCGGTGGAGGAGAAAAGCAGTTAATGACAGTAGGACAAAAGTCCCTTGACTTTATAAAAGATGATTTGGAAAAGGTCGCTGCCATGAATAGTTTTTGTGCTTGGGTACGAGAAGCTATTAAAGAGAAAGAAGGAATGATTGGCAAAGTATCTGCTACTATGCTTGATGATTGGGCAGAAAGTCAGGGAATAGGACTGCCAGAGCAGCCTAAGTATCCAGAAGCTCTACCTTCTCCGACTGAAGAGACTATCATAAAGTCGTGGGATATTAACAAGAGAAATAAATTCCTAAGATTAGAGGCGTTTGCTTCTACCTATGGAAAGTATATTCATCCAAAAGGAGCCTTTAGTAAAGCACGAAAAGAAGTTCATGCAGCTGAGAATTGTCCTATCTATAAGGAAGGCTCTGGAAGAGATTTAATTCTCTACTACCAAGACCCTACCATCGAAGTAGAAAAAGTGGACAATATGTTCATGTCTCTTCAAGACACCTATCGTTCTTACGAGAAGGAGTTAAATGCTCTTAAAGCTGAGCTTAAGGAGGAGGTTAATAAACTTTCTAACACTCAAGAACAAGAGTATCGTGAGAAAATGGCTGAATTTAAAGCAAAATACGACAAATATACCTCCGAATTAGGAGAGTTGAGAAGTCGTTTCAATAGTTGGAAAACTTCTGAAATGGAACGTATTTCCAAACTAAAAATCGCTTTGCCTAAGAATCTTTTAGATATTTTCGAAGAGATTAGGAGACAAGGCGACTCTTCCTCTAAGTAATTAGAGGACTTCCGTAGGAAGCTAACATAACATACTTAACAGGAATAATTATGAACAGTATATTCTTAAATCCGCATGGATTTAATCTTTATTCGCTGGCTACACAAAAATTTACAACCTACTCTCTAATTGAGAGTCTTTGTCTTTGTTAGTGTAGCTAGGTCTTTGACTACGGCTTCATCTTTGCCTGCGCGTTAGCTTCCTACATAGCTCGTCAACCACGTGTTGAAGGAGTTACGGAATCCCCTTCGGGATTCTAGCCTTTTGCTTCAGTTACAAGTAATCTTTAAACTTGGTGACTATTATCCCAAATTCTCAACAAGATGAAGAGGGAGGTTGACCAACCTAATAATGGTACAAGCTCTTCGGAGTGATAGGAGTGGGGAAAGTATCTGGTGAAGCACAGATACTGGAACCACTCTTTTTTTTGATAGATAAAATGATTATTAACTAATTTAAATTAAGAAAAATGAAGAAAGTACTATTGCTTTTCGGAATGGTTGCACTGATGTCTGCTTGTGCAGGTAATACAAAAACTCAGGCTCCAGAAAACGATTCTATCGCAATCGTTAAAGAAGTTGCTGACACAATGAGTGTAGACACTCTAGGTGTGGATAGTCTTGTAATTGATAGTATTCAGTAATATGGATTTTATCGCAACCAGAGTCAATGAACTCTTAAGTAGGGTATCTCCTATTAAGCGATGGCTTATTTCCGATGTTGCGAATGAATACTACCGTGAAGGTTATCAAGATGGTCAGAAGCTAGTCTATAGAAATGTATTGAAAGGTAACGCATTGAAAGAATTTATTGAAATTCTTAATCATTGTGGAATCAAATTGAGTTACAATCTGCGGAAAGGAGGTTTAATTGTCAGTGTGAGACCTGACAAACTTCCCAATCTGCAACGTCTCGTTGAATGTTATAAAAATGAAAGTAAAGAAGACAAGAAATTTCAGTGATGCCCCACCTCTTGATGTTCAGTATAACTACATCATGGAGAACTTTGACTTTGACAAGGTTCTAGAATATATGAGTTGGGACAAGAGTCATAGAACATATGACGATGATGGGAAATGTGTAGGAAAGTCTCCTTGGAGGATGTATATAAGTCCTGGAGAGTATAGAGTTCCATCTATTTCTGACCTAAGAGCACTAGCTAGAGACTTACTTACGCAAGTAATAAGAAATTATAGAAACAGTAAATCAACATTTGTTTCTATATCTACTGGGCCATTTAAGGCTATGTGTAGATATGGTATGCTAGAGTTGATTGGTGTTATAGAATCTTGGAGCGATGATTGAGTTCAATGAAGTGTTCTGTTTAGATTTAAAAGATGATTTTGAGGAATTAGGAAGGCATGAGAGAAATTTCGAGCTAGATGAATTCATTCAGAAGGATTTGAGTAGAGCTTTTGCTTTTGGTTATTGTCACTTAGATTGGATAAAAGAAAAAATGTGGTTTCCAGTCTCTATTAGAAAAGCCTTGAGGCATCTTGGAGATAATTTGGAAGACTTTATTCCACAAATTAAGTGGCTTAATGGGAAGTATGGAGCTGTAGGAAAGAGAGTTAGAATAAGTGATTACGCAAACTATATTTTAGATAATATATTTTGTGATAACCAAGACGACCTGCTAAAGATAGCAATACTACTAGGAACTAATCTCAGGACTAATACTCAGAATGAGTAATTTAGAGGTCTTTACTGACGGAGCTTTTAGTTCATCTAGAAATACAGGAGGAGTAGGAGTTGTATTCGTAATTGATGGGAAAAAATCCTATGAATTTAGCAAGATGATTCCAAATACTACTAACAACAAATGTGAGTTGTTAGCTGTAATATATGCTCTCAATGCAGTAAGCCGTAAGATAGAATCTCTTACTATCTATTCAGATTCTCAGTATGTCATAGGATGTGCTACAAAAGGATGGAAAAGAAAAAAGAATGTAGAGTTGTGGAACTTATATGACAAGGTTTTTGCTAAGGCAAGCCAGTTTTGCCCTGACATAAAATTTTGTTGGGTTAAGGGACATACTTCAAATTCTGATTTCTTTTCTGAGATGAATAATTTAGCAGATAAATTAGCAGTTGAAGCAAGTCAAGAATATGAAACTAAGAAAGAACAAAAACAAGAGACTCATTAAAGAGGCTATGAAGTTCTATCCGTTTGATTATGGTTTTGTTCTCTCCCTAGAGAAACAAGCTTTAATTAGAATGTATGAATACTTCAAAGTATCTAGAATTGCTGAAGGTAACGAAGTTGTTGAAAAGAATCTAAAACTCGCACTAGGACTTTTAGATATTGTTCTAGAGATAGATTCTGCCTATCATTGTGATTTCAGACCTGGGTCTGAAGGATTCGTAGATAGGCACATAAACATTAAGAACTGGAAACGATTCTGGCCTAAAGCTGCTGATCTTGATTTGAGTAAACCTATTCTTCAAGACCATTTAAGAAGAGAAAAAGCCTGGTACTTGTACAATAAACTTAGGTTTGAACGTATGAGAACTTGGTGGGATTAATTTAACTAATTTAATTATGAAGAGAATTTTTAGTATTATTTGTTTGTGTTTGATGTGTGCATTTGCTAGCGCACAAGTTGTTGAGACTGGAAGTATGAAGGATAACTGGTATATTTCTGGTAATGTTGGAACTACTATTTGGGATAACCATAGAAGTTGGGCAGAACCAAATGATGTACTAGTAAACATTGCTATTGGTAAGGAGATTACTCCTATCTTTGGCTTGGAGTTAGACATGATGGCTGGAATGAACCAAGGAAATAAAACATTCTTTGATTCACATAATTTGACAGCTAACGTTACTACCAATCTTACTAACCTGATATGTGGATATAACGGAGATAGGCGTCTGTTTGAGCCTATACTAATCGTTGGTGCTGGTTGGTATCATACTTATGGAGATGTCTATAATAATGTATCCGCCCGTGGAGCCGTTAGATGTAACTTTAATATCTCTAATAGATGGGCATTAAATGTTACTCCTGAGTATATGTTACTTCCCAAGACTTCTCCTCTGAATCATGAGTTTAACGTCTATATTGGTGCTACCTATCGCTTTAAGTCTAGCAAAGGGGACTTTCCAATTATGAAGTTGTATAGTGATGCCGAGGTTGAAAGCCTAAACGCTTCTATTAATGAGTTGAGAGCCAAGAATGAGGAACTTATGGCTCGTAAACCAATAGAAATTGTTAAGACGGACACAATCGAAATTACTAAAGTAGAGCTTTTGACTCCAAAAATTCAATTCCTTCAAAATTCTTCAGAGATTTCTAAAACTTCCAATGTGGCTGTCTCAGAACTAGCTTCCTATATTTCTAATAGTGGAAAAACTTATGTGATTGAGGGATATGCTTCGGAAGAAGGTCCAGAAGAGTTTAATAATAACCTTGCTGTAGCTAGGGCAGAATCTATGAAGAAGGCTCTGATTAGCTATGGTGCTCCAGAGGATAAATTGGTTGTTAAGGGATGCGGAATTACCACTGAATTTGGAGATAATGAATTTAATCGTATCGTAATAATTTCCGAACAATGAAGTATAAGAAAAAAGTAGCTTGGTTAAAAGCAAAGCAAGCATGGTGGGATAAACAAGGAAAAGACTTTCAGGCTGCAACTACCAGACCTGGGTCTATTAAAACTCGATAAATCATGATTGCGTTTATAATTGTGTGCATAATGTTTGCCGCGTATATTTATTATGACCCGTATGTAGATATTACAGAGGATAATGTACTACTATGGTATAATAAAAGCGGCAATAGAGAATATATTATTCTATGGTCGAGAAAAACTTAATTAAGGCATTTGTTGCCGTTCTATTAATCGTTGTAATTTACAACGTCAGCTTATGGTTATTATCCGAATCATTGTATGCTGCAAATATCTTGGGGTTGTTACTATTACTAGTGGCAATCCCAAGTTTAGTTTATAGGATATTCAAATATATTAAGAAACATTATTTAAATAAGGAAAATGAAGACAATTATTAAGCTTTTGTGTGTATTAACTTTGGTGTTTGGCTTGTCTAGTTGTGGCTACGAGAGAATTGATGCTGGTTACGAAGGCATTAAGGTGAATCTATACGGAGACGGTAAGGGAGTAGACGATGTGTCTCTTGTTACTGGCGCGGTGTGGTATAATCCTGTTACTACGGCTGTATATGAATATCCTACATTCGTACAGACTGTGGACTATCCTCCTTTCAGTATTAATGCTAAAGATGGATCATCATTTACTGTAGACCCTACAATTTCTTTGAAGATTGTTGACGGGAAATCACCAGAAGTATTTAAGAAGTATAGAAAGGAAGATATTGTAGAGGTAATTAACACTACTTTGTATAATTACGTAAAGAATGCTTTTCGCATTCAGCTGAATAACTATACTACTGATGAACTAGTAAGTAAACGTGAGGAGTTTGAGAAGTCTATAGAAGATAGACTGTCAAAGGAACTCTTGGCTGAGAATTTTCAGCTTGAACAAATGACTTCTGGTCTTCAATATCCACAGACGCTAGTCAATTCTATTGATGCTAAGAATGCTGCAATTCAACAGGCTTTGAAGGCAGAGAATGAAGTTAAGACTATTGAGGCAGAAGCTAAAAAGAAAGTAGCAGCTGCACAAGGAGAGGCAGAAGCTCTTAAGATTAAGGGTGATGCAGAAGCTGAATATAATAGAAAGATTTCAGCATCTTTGTCAGTTCTCATAGTTCAGCAGGGTATGATTAAGAAGTGGGATGGAAAACTTCCTACTTATGGTCAGGTTCCCACCTTATTTAAAGATGTAGCTAATAACAAATGATGTATCTAGTAATATGCACTGTGATGGTAATCATCACGGTGCTTATCTTGAAAGATACCCATGTAACCGTTTATTACAATGGGTATAGCAGAAGTGTGGCACTTATAGAAGAAGACTATGACCTTAAAGTTCCAGTGTGGCTAGTTTTAGTAATACTAATCCTAGGATTTATCCCAGTACTGAACATTATGCTATACACAGTAGGATATTTATTCTATATAGTTCATGCTGTGTGGAATCCAGATAAGTTGTCTGGATATACACATAAGTTCAATCTAAGAGGAAATAATTTTCTAACTAGAATAGTGAAGAAGATATGGAAATTCTTAAATGTATGTGTATAACACTGAGACATCTTAGGCGAATACTTAGACATAAGTTTTGGGTAGCTTATTACTGTTTTCAGTTAGGTTTATACAAACAGGGCATCTTGCACGACTTATCTAAATTCGGATGGTATGAGTTCTCTCGTTCTGTAAAATTTTACGATGATGACACATCTCCCTTAAACAAGGAAAAAGAAATTCTAGGATATTCTAGGTCTTATTTACATCACAGAGGAAGAAATCCACACCATTATGAATACTGGGTAACTAAGCTAGACATTGGCGGTGTTCCAGTGAAGATGCCTAAAGAGTATGCTCTAGAATTGGTATGCGATTATCTGGCTGCTGGTAAAGTATACAACGGTAATAGTTTTCAAGGAGAATATAACTGGTGGATTAAGTATATAAATTCTCCTAGGGCTATCCATCCAGAAACGAAGGAATTTATCACTCAGTGTTTTAAGAATTTAGCTAGTGGTAAAGGCATGAAAAGTTTATTAACAATTAGTTATTAAAATAATTTTTAGAATGGAAATAATTAATGCTACAGATGGTTACAAGTTGGGCCATCACAGAATGTACCCCGAAGGTACTGAACAAGTTTATAGTAACTGGACTCCTAGAAGTAATAAATACTTCCCAGAAGCAACCGAAGGTTCAGTAGTATTTGGTATTCAATACCTAATCAAAGAATATCTCATTAAACAGTTTGAGAAAAACTTCTTTAATCTACCAAAGAAGGAAGCTGTGGAGATGTTCTATCGTAGAGTAAACAACTTTGTTGGTATTGAATCCGTTGGGTACAGACATATTGAAGCTTTATATGACCTTGGGTATCTACCAATTCGCATAAAGGCTCTTCCTGAAGGTTCTGTGTGCCCTATTCGGGTTCCCATGATGACCATTACAAATACTCTACCCGAGTTCTTTTGGTTAACTAACTACTTAGAGACTATTATCAGCTGTACCTTGTGGATGCCATGCACATCTGCTACTAGAGCTAGGCTTTATAAGAAAGAGCTACATCGTCATGCTTGCAAGACTGGTTTTCCAACAGATGTAAATCTTGGTTTTTGTTGTCATGATTTCTCAATGCGAGGTATGGCGGGAATGGAAGCCGCAATTATATCTGGTATGGCGCATATGACTTCTTTTGTGGGAAGTGAAACTATTCCAGCTATTGCTGCTTTGGAAGAATATTATGGAGCTAATTCAGACGAGGAATTGATTGCTGCTACAGTTCCAGCAACAGAACACTCTGTAATGTGTGCTGGAGGGGAGGAAGATGAGCTGGGCACTTTCAAACGTCTAATTAATGATTTGTATCCTTCTGGGTTTGTTTCTATTGTATCTGATACTTGGGATTTCTGGAATGTAATTGAAAATTTCTTGCCCAAGCTGAAGAAAGACATTATGGCTCGTGATGGTAGAGTAGTAATCCGTCCTGATAGTGGAGACCCAGTAGATATAATCTGCGGGTTGAGAACTAATCCTCACTTCAATACCAGAATGAAAGAAGGTAAGTATTATTGCTGCTATGCTCCGTTTAACGACGATGCAGAGTATGTTGAAGTGTCCGAAGGTCAATATTATGGGGCATATTATATGCTTGGTAAAATCTTCGGATGGAATACTACTTCAAAGGATTACCGTTATCCTAGCACTAAGGTTGGTCTGCTTTATGGAGATTCTATTACTCTAGAACGTCAAAAGCAAATCTACTTGAGATTAGAAAACGCTCATATGGCGGCTTGTAATCTCGTTCTTGGAGTAGGTTCATATTCCTATCAGTATGCAAGTAGAGATAGTCTTGGGTTTGCTATTAAGGCTACTGCTTGCGTAGTAAATGGCGAGTTGAAAGAAATCTTCAAACATCCTAAAACTGATGATGGTACTAAGAACTCTTTGAAAGGTTTGATTGCTGTCTATAAAGGTCTGGATGGGAAGTATACTGCTACCGACCAGGTCTCAATCGAGGAAGAAAAAGATGGATACTTAGAGACTGTCTTTGAAGATGGTATCTTGAAGAAAGAATATTCTCTTGAAGAAATCAGACAAAGAATTGACCATGGACTTTAATCATCCTTTTGGGAAAGAAGCTTGCAAGAAACGACTATTAGAAGAGTATCATAAATACAGAAAGCTAATAGTCGCTTTCGATTTTGATAATACTATTTTCGATTACCATAATACTGGCGGAGATTATAGTTGCGTTATAGAACTACTTAAAGAATGCTCACTTCTAGGTTTTGAAATGATTTTATTCACCACTGATGAAGATGATTATAAAATTATGGCAAAGCAGACAATTTGTATGCGATTAGGAATAGCAAATATTACTTCTAATACTTTATCTGCTCCAAACATTAGTAGTTCTATATTCTCTAAATCTAAGAAACCTTATTACAATATCCTCCTAGATGATAGGGCAGGTCTAGAAGAAAGTTATGAAATCTTAAAATATGTAGTAGATGAAATTAAACTTAATCAACAAGGAAATCAGTGAAATTAAGTACGATGTTACTAGATTTCCTGATGGAGAGCCTCAGTTTTTCCTTACTGAGGAATTAAACAGAAAGGAATCTATTGATGTCATTTGTAGAATATCTAATACTGAGGATTTATTCCTCTTAATACAAGTAGGAGATATTTTAGATAGACAAGAAGTAGAATGGGATTTACATATTACTTATTTAATGTCTATGCGTATGGATAGAGTAATGAGTTTTAATCGTCCATTCTCCTTGAAAGTAGTATGTAATATGTTAAATAGCTTAGGCTATAGAAACATATATGTTCTTGAGGCACATTCTAGTAGAACTTTTCATCTTCTTGGTGACAGATGTTTACCTTGGGAATTTGGACACCACTCTTGGATTCCAGCCCAAAGTAATATCGTGTTCCCAGACCATGGGGCGAAGGACAGATATGGAAGTAACTATTCTCACTATGGTTATTTAGTCTTCAAAAAGGAAAGAAATCTAGAGACTGGAAGAATTGAGTCCTTTGAAATAGAGGAGTCTAAGAATTGCTACTATTCTACATTTGTGTTCATTGATGACTTGTGTGATGCTGGAGGAACTTTCCTAGGAGAGCTTAAGGTTCTCAAAGAGAGATATCCAAATAGCAAGTTTATCATAATCGTATGTCATGCAGTTAATGATAAAGGCCTGGTTAATATGTGTAATAATTTTGACCAGGTTATTGTATCTAATTCTCATAGGGATATTAATTATCGTCCCAGCAACGAGAACTTAACTGTAATAGACGTTTGTAAATAACAAAATAAAATGGTAATTGAAGGTCCTTTTTACAGACTTACCCCCATTAGTGAATCTTCTCCGAGGTTTGACTTGGAATTGTTGTATGATATTGGTGGGAAAAATCCGAGAAAAGAATTTAAAGTGGAGGGCTACGGCTATCCCCTAGAAGCTGCTATAGAGCGATGTCGCCATTATGCAGTAAGAAAAAAGTTCGGAAAAGATGAAGTTATAACTTTAGGTAGGTACTTAGATGAGTTTAAAAAGGCAAAGGAGGAAATTAAACTCGAAGTCTCAGGAGATTCAGGAGATTCTAGCGGAGAGGCTGAATAAGCTTTGTAGATTCTTAGATGAGGAATATGACGTTAATTGTGGAGGGTGTTGCTATATAGCATACTGTCTAGCCAGGCTACTAAGTAGAGATAAATTCAAGTTCAAAGTCATTATTTACGAGGATTATGAACTAGAAGAAAAGTTTAGCGAAGTAGCGAGAAGTCATTATCATTATGCGATTTCTATTGGAAAGTACACCATAAACGCAGCAGATTGTGATGATGACGATAGCTTTTGCAGAAATGTGTATACTGGTGTAAAAGCTTCCGAACTACTATCTCACTATCAGAAATGTAGCTGGAATGACTGTTATAATACTCAAAAGAATCAATTCATTTTTAAGACTATAAAGGTATTTTATGACGACCTCACGGAGGACTTACGAGAAGGATAAACAGATTGTGCATACGCATGATAAGTTTATCTACTGTAGTTCAGTATATCAAATATGGAGCTGGGGAGCTGCTCTAATGGAAGAAAAATACTACTCTTCTAATAAACCCATTGTATTGAAAAAGAATCAACTATGCTGTAAGAGGAAGAAATACTCTCTGCATAGGTTCTTTGAATTACAATTTGCTCCCGAAGAATATTTAATTAATAACGGTTTTAAAATTGTAGAAAATGAAACAGGATGTGATTGAGTACATGGTAGACTCATTTGTAGACTTTAAGGGTGAAGAACGTAAAATTGTAGCTTGTGCTTTAAGTCAGGCTGCTGAAGTAAGTGAGGATGATTGTGTCTTAGCAGTAGGTTGGGTGGCTCCCGATGAATACATATGCACAAATGATCCGGACTATGCTAGAATCTGTAGAGTAGTAACCGTTGGTATTGCAGTATGTAATCCTAGTGATACCTTCGATTTGGCTAAGGGACAGAAGAAGGCTTACGATAAGGCTCTTCATGATCCAAAGTGTCCAGCTATTTATACTACATCTAGAGGTGTAGCAGGTAAAGTGCTGGTAAAAGCATTCTTGGAACAGGAGCTTACTTTCTTGAAAGAAAATCCAGAGCGTATCATTAAGGGATATAACCAAATGAAAGCTCGGTTTGAAAGAAAAGAAGCCCTCAAAAATGAAATCAAAAATCTCTCTGATAAAGAGAAGCAAGCTTTGAATCTAGCTAAAGAAGGTATAGATGTAGTTAAATGCGCTGAACTGGTAACTAAAGCCAAGGCAATAGGCGTTGATCTGAATGAACAGGACTAAGTTTTGCTATATCTTAATAGCCTTGATGGGATTGTTAATTATTTATTTGCTAATACCTAAGAAGGAAACCACAGTTTCTCCACCTAATGTGCAGGAAATAGTAAGGGATTCTATAATTAGAGATAGCATCTATATAGTTAACGATTCCATCGTGGAGAAAATTAAGTATATAGACAAAGAGTATGATGAGAAAGTATCTACTATTATGTCTAGTTCTGATAGCATCAATTTGTGCTTTTTCTCAGAATACATCGACCGTTACAATAACCAGCGAGCAACTAAAAACAACTAATCTGATATTTGCTGAGCATCAGAAGTTGTCTGAAACTGTTCCGTTATTGAATAAGCGAATAACTAATCTAGAACTAATAAATAAGAGTTGGGAAAAAACGGATTCTCTTCGTAGAGTTCAGTTACTGTATTATGGAAACATAATTGAAGATAAAAATAGATCTATTGAAGGTCTTAATAAGTCTTTAAAAAAGAAGCAGAATGTCATTAAATATGGCACTGCTGGTTCATGTGTATTAATATTATTATGCCTATTACTGAAGTAATGTTTAAGGACAAAGATGGTTTTCACTACAAACATCCTGAACGTAGCTGCACTAGGTGTAAGAATTACCCTTGCTTGCCTAACATGGATAAGCTGCAAGGAGACTTCGCTTCTTATGGTTGTAGGAAGTTCGAGGATATTAATACATTTGAAGTGTGGAAACCAAAGAAGTAACTTACCATGTCAAATTTGTTGCTGAATGTGAGGACGGGATGGGATACGCTAATTATGTCTTTGAAAGGCTAGAATATGATAATCTAGATTACAAGGATATAATGTGTGTTCGATTCCCGAATTGGAACCAGTGTTCTATGAAATTAGGAGATGTCGGCTATGTTTCACTAAGATACGTAGAAGAAGGCATCGATAAATGGTACGATGGTAAAGATTTTGTTCCATACAAGGATAGTAATATAATTTTCTTGAAATTTATTCATGAAAAGCCTATCATTGAAGATGGACAAATATTATTAGATTAACATTAAAAAGGAGATAAACTATGAAGTATTTTTAAAGAATAATTTATGACTGTATTAGGAGATAAGCTGAGAGAGGCTTTGAGCGATAAAGCAAACGACGTTAATAGCTATGTATGGAAAGGACCTAAGGTAAATGGGGTCCAGGAGGAAATTAAATTGGTAGACGCAGGTTATGACCAGCTGAGACGATTCTACAATCATTGTGAACAAATGTTGTACAACTCTGATACCAAGAATCCGGGTCGTGTAACATTACTCGGAATTGTGTCCGACCAAATACAAAGATGTCGTGCAGAGCTTCTTATTAGATGGCTTAGAGCTGAAAAGCAATACACAAACACACGTTGTTTGGAAGACTTGAAAGCTGTTATCAAAAACAATAAGGAAGTGTTAACTAATGAGGCTATTAAGGTCTATCCAATTGGAGAAATTCTTAATGGAATCCCTGTAGAGTTTAGAGAAGTACCAGTAAGTTTAGTTATGGATGCTTGTTTAGATTCCTTGGGATTGTTTGACAACTCTCATTTGACGCTTAACTTCATTGTAAAAATGGGACTGTGGTTTACACAGCAAGAAATGCAGAAAGACTTGTATCGTAAAGACCCAGTGACAGGTAAAGCTGTTAACAGACTGTTAGTAGTAAGTAAGGAACTTCGTTTGAATCCTTCTATAGCTCTGAAAATCTGTGATACTGGATTAAGTTATGCTGAGTTTAGATCTATGTGTAGATTGAAACGAGATAAATATGCTAACTTAACTAGTGATCAGCTCAGACTGCTATCAAACAAAGTTCTTTATCGCTTCCAAAATCAATGCGAGAACCAGGCTAAACAATGGAAGGATAAGATGGAAGAAATCAAGAAAGTTGCAGAACTTAAAGGATGGGACATCACTAGGAATATAGATTGATGAAAGACCTCTTTACTCCTGTTACTCGTGATGAGCGACAGGAGCAATGTAAGAGAGCCTGGTTATTACATAAAGGAAGAGGCACCATAGAAGCCTGTACAGGCTTTGGTAAAACACGATGTGCTATTAATTGTTTAAAGGCTGTTCTATCTAAATATCCTACTATTAGAGCATTGGTAGTAGTCCCCACGGAACTTTTAAAGAATCAGTGGATAGATATATTAGATAAGGAAGGTCTAGGGTTAAATACAGAGGTGCAAGTTGTAAATACTACAGCAAAGAATGGATACGAATGTGACTTTTTAATCATTGATGAAATCCATAGAACTGCTGCTGAGACTTTACAATTTGTATTTAGTAAGGTTAAATACAAGTTAATTCTTGGACTAACTGCTACTCTGGAAAGACTTGACGGTAGACATACTATAGTCGAGAAATATTGCCCTGTAGTTGATAGCGTAACTATTGAAGTAGCCAAAGCCAATGGTTGGGTATCTGATTTTACTGAATATCAAGTAATTATCACAGCAGAAGACATCGAAAGCTATCGAGAGCAAAATAGGGAATTTATAAGACATTTTGAATTCTTTAACTTTGATTTTGGACTCGCAATGAGTATGGTTGGTAAAGACGGCCTCAGAAATAGGCTTAATTACAGAAATCAGATTTGTAGTAGTTCGGATAAAGCTGAGCTGTCTAATGCTTTGAAGCAGATTACCTTTCATTCTATGGCTTTTATGAGAGCTTTACAAGCTAGAAAAAAGTTTATCCATAATCATCCGGCTAAATTAGAAGTGGCTAGGGAGATTATTGCTCACAGAGCAGACAAGAAAATTATTACATTCTCTGCTAACACTGCAATGGCAGAGAAGATAGGAGTAGGATATGTTTACACTGGCAAAGAAAGTAAAAAACAAAACAGAATTACACTTGAGGAGTTCGCCCTACTAGACAAGGGCGTGATTAATAGCTGTAAATTGGCTATTGAAGGTTTTGATTGTCCCGGTCTATCGGTCGGGATAATGCTTGGAGTTGACTCTAGTAGCACAAAAAGCACTCAAGCCGCTGGTAGGGTCATTAGAAAAGAAGGTTCTAAATACTCTGAAATATTCACATTAGTGCTAGAAGATACCGTTGAACAAGAATGGTTTAAGAAGTCTCATCAAAAGAGCGAGTATGTTACTATTGATGTAGATAACTTACGAAAGTTACTTAATGGAGAGCCTTGGGAACCTTACAAGAAAAAATTGCAGAATTTTACCTATCGTTTTTAATTATGGAAACTTATTACACTAAAAAAGAGTTTAATGAGATGAAGTCTGCTTTGACTAAGAAGTGCAAAGCATTGGAAACTAAAGTTAGTAAGCTTACCGCTGAATTGAAGGAATTAAAGAAGGACTATGCAGTACTTCTTGAAACTGCCAGCGAAAAAGTTGAGGACTAAAGTTTATCACGTAACCAAGTTTTAACGCTTTAACAAGTAAACTAGACTTGGTGTATAGATTAGTAGAAAATCTATTAATTTGTACACGTGAAAAATCTTGAACTGAAACAGCAACTTTTGTTTTGTGAAAAATATAGCATAAACCCAAGTGAGCTGTTGTTGTTAGAAATTCTTCTTATCGCCCAAGAGGGTGATGAACCCGAAATTGTCCACGAGTATTTCTCTTCTAGAGTATGCGCTCGTGGTTTTACAATAGAACTATTAACTGGACTTCGCGATGCTGGAGTTATTCATAAATCCTATAAGATTCCTGAGAAAGGGTCTGTATTTAACCCACTAGATGTTCCTCTAAATAAGTTAGTTGTGAAAGACTTTTATAAGTGTTCATTCGACTTAGGTAAGGAATTGTGGGATACTTATCCATTATTTGGAATAGTTAATAATACACAAGTGGGTCTGAAAAGCGTATCTAAGAAATTTGATACAATTGAAGACTTCTATAGGTTTTATGGTAAAACTATCAGATGGAAGCCAGAAACTCATAACCATATTATAGAGTTAGTTAAGTGGGCTAATGAACACAATATATTGTGTACCACAATAGCTAATTTTGTAATAGACCATAAGTGGGAAGAACTAGAGGCATTAAAGAATGAAGGCGGAGTTAATTATGATTCTATGAGATTACTATGATTTCTGATAAACTTCTCAATGAAATTGATAGAGGTAGACAGGGACTAAATCATGGTATTTCTATGAAACTTCCTAAGCTAGAGAGTATTATTGATGGAGTTACTAGGGAAACCTATACTTTAATTCTATCAAACTCTGGTGCAGGTAAGACTTCGTTTGCCTTATATGCTTATGTATATCGACCACTAATGGAACATCTTGATGATGATGATTTTAAGGTATTATATTTCAGTCTTGAAATGGGAGAAGTAGCTTTGTATATTAAGCTGTTATCCATATATATATTTGAGACCTATGGAATCCAACTATCTTTTAAGAAGATATTGTCAAGAGAAAAAGAATATATTTTATCTGATGAGCATTATGACTTAGTTAAGCAATGTATGCCTTGGATAGATAAGATTAGTAAGAAGTTAGAAATCTATGACAAGAAGGTAACTCCGAAGAAGGTATATGCCATCTTGAAAACTAGGTTGGAGGAAATGGGAACCTTTTCTGAAAGTGAAACCCGCCTCGTCTATACTCCAAATAATCCTAATCTTATTTATAATGTAGTTGTAGACCATATTGGTCTTGTTGGTACAAAGCCTGATATTGATTTGTTGTCTAGCTATCTTCTTTTTCTTAGAGATAAGTGTTTTATTAGTCCTGTAGTAATACAGCAAGCTAATAGAGAGCAGGGAAATATTGAGAGGTTTAAACAAGGCAAAAGTGCGTTTACTATTCACGATGCTAAGGATTCAGGTAATACTGTGCAAGATTGTAATATCATGATTGCATTGTATAATCCTCACAGAGATGGATTGAAGACTTATAAACATTACAATATTGAGTATCTAGGCTCTTATTATAGGAGTATTATGGTACTTAAGAACCGATATGGGGATTGCGATGTTGAGGTTGGAGTAAACTTCTTTGGATGGATTAATATGTTCTACGAGCTGCCGAAGCCCGATGAAATTTATGATTATGAGAGATATACAAGTCCAAACTATATATTAGAAGATAATAGTTCTATTGTAGAACAGGAGCTAGATGATATTACAGAATTAGATAATTCAAATTCGAATTTTAATTTTGCATTAGAATAATGGCTGCTGAAACAATTGCTATCGTAGGTGAATCAGGTACTGGAAAAAGTACAAGTTTAAGAAATCTTAATCCCGAAACTACTTTTATTATAAGTACTACGGGTAAACCCCTTCCCTTCCGTGCATGGAAGAAGAAGTATATTCCCATCAAAATCGAAGGAAAGAACGTGAGTGGTAACTACTATGTAAGTTCAAAGTGGGACCAAATACTGAAAATTCTTCAAATTATTGATAAGATGATGCCGCACATTAAGCAGGTAATCATTGATGACTTCCAATATGTTCTCTCTTATGAGTTCGTTGATAGAGCAACTGAAGTTGGTTATACTAAGTTTAGTGAATTAGCTCAACACGCTATGGAAATTCTGAGATATTCAGAAAAGATGAGAGAGGATTGCAAAATGATCTTCTTGACTCACTCAGAAAATGTTGGAGACAACGTTAATCCTAAGTATGTTATCAAGACTGTTGGTAAGTTGCTGTCTGAAAAAGTAACCTTGGAAGGTTTGTTTACATATATCTTCTTTACTAAAGTAAACGAAGGAGACTCCGGTAGAATGGAGTATAAGCTTATCACTAACAATGATGGTAGCTGTGTAGCAAAGACTTCTTTGGGAATGTTTGAAGACTTAGAAATTGATAATGATTTGGATGAGATTATTAAAGTTATTGACGCTTATAACGAAGGGGAATAATGAAATTAGACATACTGTTTCACTATGATGTGAATGAGCAAACGGGTGAAATCACCTATATTGGTAAAGAAGAAATCCATGTTGACACCGTAGCTACTAAGAAAGCTGCAAGTAGTAAATCTTCATCTGCTAAGGTAGATGAAAATCCTGAACCTATTATTACGCTTGATTCTAACAAGTTGATTTTGACCCAAGGGGCAGTAGACTTGTTACAAGTCTGTGCAGATTGTCGTGTAGACATCAAGTATAAGAAAAAGGATAAGAAGGCAGTTCCTATTATTGGAACCGATGCTGCTTTCGGTACTAAGGCTGGAAACAAGCTGACTAAAAGTAATACTGTAAGTTATAGAGGAGCTGCTAACGAAAAGCTTTCTGCTTACGGTACTGTCTTTAAGTTGGAACCTACAGAGGATAAAGGAATTTATTATCTGATAGGAGACAAGGTACAGGAGTCAAATCCTGTGCCGGAAGAGATAATTGATATCGAAAAAGAACTCGATATAGAAGCATTAGATAATTTAAACATAGACGAAGATGACAAAAACTTAGAAAAATTTGATTTTAATTTGAATTAATTATGGCATTTAATTTTGGTATATCAGCAGACTCAGCAGTAAGAAACACACGTCGTCCTTTAACCCCTTGGAATATCCATGATGTAAAATTCATGGGTTGCGAAATCAAGGAATTTGATGGGAAGAAGGACCCAACAGCCCACTATAAAGTTTTGTCTATCAATTTTGAGAACGAAGATGGTTACTTCTCAGTAACTCAATTCTTCCCGAAAGCTGGTGATGATGAGAGACGAGAATTTGATAGTAAGAATGGTGGAAAGGTAGTGATGCCCTCCAACTTCGAAACTTTGATGGCTGTAGTTAAACAGACTGCGCAGGTTCTTAACCCTGCAGGATTCGAAAAGATGCAAGCAGCTAGCTCTAAGTTTAAGAGCTTCGACGATGTAGCTAAGGCTTTGATTACAATCACTGAGAAGGTGAAGGGAACAGAGACTAAGTTGAAGTTGATTGGTAGAAACCGTGACGGTAAGGTAGTTGCTGATATACCGCGTATTGTTGGTATTAACAAACAGGGTGAGTCGTTCATTTCTGATAACTATATTGGCGATAAGCTGTTCTTCTCTGACTATGAGGAAGGAGAACGTCAGAAATATCTGAAGGCTAAGCCTACTGAAATGAAGTCAGAAGATCCAATTGCAGATGTAGCAGGAGTAGACCAAGCTCCAGCAGATGATTTGGACATCACTGACTTACTCTAATGATTTGTTAGTAGAGTAATTCATAAATTCCTTAGTGACCATGTTTGATTATACTTTTGAACCAAAAATTACTAAGGAATTTCTTCTATCTAAAAACAATGAGGAGACTTACATGACTTATTATCTGGGCATCCCAGTTAAGAAAGGATTGTTTAAGTCTCCTTTGCGTAGTGACAGTCATGTCACTTGCAGTTTCTTTAGAGGAAAATCTGGAAACTTGTATTTTAAAGACTTTGCTTCTGGAAAATGTCTCACATTCGAAGGAGTAGTTATGGAAAAGTATAATTGTAACTACCACACTGCTTTAAGGATTATAGCTAAAGACTTTGGATATACGAAAGATTCTTCCGTAAAGAAAGTTGCAGTGAAAATCCAGCCTAAGTTTGAAGAAGAGAAACAGACTTTTATTCAGATAGAGGCTAAGGAGTTCTCAGAACCTGAGTTGAAGTGGTGGGGAAGCTTTGGTATTACTAAAGATATTCTACATAGGTTTAAGGTATACAGTTGTAGTACTGTATTCTTAAATGGAAATATATATGCACAGTCTGCCCAACATAGTCCTATCTATGGATATTATTTTGGGAAGAAAGAGAACATCGAGCAATGGCGTATTTATATGCCAAAACGAAAGGAGTTTAGATTCATAGGTAATGTTTCTACTAAGACTATTCAAGGCTATAAACAATTAGCTAAGACTGGAAAACTGGTAGTAATAACTAAGTCTATGAAAGATGTAATGTGTTTATATTCTTTAGGAATACCAGCTATAGCTCCCAACTCTGAGACTCAGTTTGTTTCTGACAAAGTTTTAGAAGAATTAAAGCAGAGATTCAAATACATTGTGTTGCTATATGATAATGACCTAACTGGAGTTCGTTTTACTAATAAGATTAGGAAACAACATCCAGAATTAATCGTATCAATGATTCCCAGAAACACAGGAGCTAAGGATATAAGTGATTACTATAGGGACTATGGAAGAAAAGCTACTCAGGAGTTGATTAAGTTAACTATTGACAAATTTAAAAGAAATGGTATTTTACGTAGTAATTAATGATACTGGAGAAAACTTTATTTCTGGAGACGAAGAAGCACTAATATCCAAATTTCCTAGACAGACAGTATATAGGTGTGAGCTTCCAGCCGGAGCGTGTGTAAATACACAAGACTTATTGGACTTTATAAATGAGCAACTCGTTATTGACTAGAGAAACCCTAGAGATGTAAAGTTAATGAAAAAATAAATAGAATAAACGGAATGAAAAAGTAGACTAATACAAGTGTTACAGCTACATTTAAAAATGGAGAAAAGAAAACCTTCGAAACTATAGAAGAAGCCTCAGAAGTAACTGGCTTAGAGATAAACTCTATTAAAGCTAGGGCTAATAAACCTGGCTCTGGAGCTAAATCGAAAGATGGAATTACCTTTGAATGGGCAGATCCTGCAGTTAGAAGAAGTAAGCAAGCGAAGAAAAGTAAACAAAAAGGTTCTCAATATGAGTTAGAAATAATTCATAAATTGAGAGATGTTGGATATGAAGGATGTGTATCTAGTAGAAGCCAGAACAAACTGGCTGATGCTGACAAAATAGATATTGTTGATATGAACAATGAACTTCCAGTTAATATCCAAGCCAAGTTTACCCAAAATATGCCAAACTATTTTGACATTAGGGACGCTTGTAGTGATAAATCTAAACCGTTCTGTATATGTTGGAAGAAGGCAGGAAAGAACGGGGCACCTAGCGTGGGTCAAGTAGCTGTAATACCTATAGAATATTTTTATGAATTGCTTAAGAAATGAAAAAGTTAATAGTTAAAGGTCCAATTCCTACGATTAAGAACTGTGTAGTTAATGACTTTGATGACGAGTATGCCCTCTATTTGAGGACAGCTAAGAAGAATTGGAGAACTGAGGAAGCATTTTCTCTAGAATTTGACTCTACATTATCTGATTTGAAAAAGAGTCACTTTGTCTACGTGGATAGAGAAGACCTTGAACTTTTAATTAAGAAGCGATTAAATGTTATTGAAGTAATCGAGTTATGAACACATATTTATTTCCATGGCATACAGATGAAGTCTGTAGAATTGGTAAAGTGGTAGCTAGAAGCTACGAGGATTGTGAAGAAAAAATAAAGAGTATGTATATAAATAAGTACGACGATTTAGATGATCTTCTGGATTATGATGATTTCTGCGAAGAACTTGCCGATAAACATGGGATATATTTAGGAGAAGTATCTGAGATAAATGAATTTATGTAATCCATTAAGGATAGCGTTAGACTTGGATGACACAATCTTCGATTTCTGGGGAGCATATAAAACACTATTCCCTAGAGAATCAGATTTAGTCGAGCACGTAATTACACGAAACGTAGTAAGTCTTTGCTACAACAAGGAGTTTTGGGAAAATTTACCCTTGCTAGAAAAGCCGAATTTCGAGCCGCATATTTATGCGACTAAAAGAATTAACAGTAAAACTTATACTCGAAATTGTCTAGCTAAATACAATTTACCCATAAGACCTATTTATCAAATGTATTATCAGCATGGAAATAAGGCTGACTTGATAAAAGGCAAATGCGATGTATTAATCGACGACAGTATTAGTAATGTGACTATGGCAATAAACTCTGGACTTCCAGCATTGCTAATAGATAGGCCACATAACCAGAATGGAGATCCTTTATTCCGCATTTATAGTTTAGATATTGACGAAATTAGATTTGCATATGAATTAGAATTAGCAACTTTAGGATGGAATTAAAAGACATCAAGCTTAGGCCGCTGCTAGACACACTAAGATTGGAGAAGATAAGTGATAAGGTATATTTTTCTGAACAGTACAGTGGATACGTTAGTAATTCCCGTTTAGGATTAATTAATCCTCGGCAGGATGGTAATCCAGATAAATTCTTTACTGGGTTTAAAAATACTTTCTCTTCTGCTCTGGAACTTGGAAGTGCTGTACACGAATTGGTGCTACAGCCAGATAGTTTTGAACTGTCAGAAGACATTGGTAAACCTACTGCAAAGTTAGGAGCAATGGCTAATGAACTCTATCCCGTTTTTCTAAAAGGAGAAGTGACATTTGACGATGTAAAGAAAGCATCAGACAAGGTCGAATATTATAAGGGAAAGCTTACCAAGGAACTAGCTAAATCTGTGATTGAAGCTTCTACTAACTATTGGAAGAATAGACAGCTAAAAGAATTTGATTTAACACAAGATAAGGAAATTATATATCTTGACAACAAATCACTAGAAATCGTAAAGTCTTGTGTATCAGCATTAAATAGCAATAAGCAAGTGCAGAAACTTTTACATCCTGAAGGGATAACTAAAACACCTATTTCTGAAAATGAGCAAGCTATTTTATTGGACGTGGAGGCGACCTGCCCTAATGGAAAAAAGTTTATCTTACACCTGAAGTCCAAACTAGATAATTATACAATAGATACAGAAACTAACACTATTGTAGTGAATGATATTAAGACGATTGGAAAAATCGTTAGTGAAATTGATACCAATATCAATAAGTATCACTATAGTAGGGAGTTTGCGATGTATTTATACCTTCTGAAGTTGTGTGCTGAAAAGTTCTATAACTTGGAGAATCCAAAATTGCAAGCTAATTACTTAGTAGTTTCTACCATTCCGAACTTTTATAGTAAGGTTAGGCCAGTTACTTATTTGGAATTGCGACAAGGATTTCATGAGTTCAAGACTCTTTTGAAGTATGTAGCCTATCAGATAGGTTATAGAGACTATTCTCTTGATGAACGACCTTCAAAATATCAGCTTTGAACAATTGTCATCAATTTACTCAAAATACTTTACCTTAAACTACCTAGGGAGCAATATGGGTGATAAACTAGCCTGTATTGCTCTTACTTGTTATATAACTAATGAGTTAAAGAAAAAAGGTCAAAAGGTAACGTGTTATGATGTTTTATTGAAAGTCGGAAAAGATTTTAGGGAGGGAGAAAAAAATACCTTTCTGAAGTCTTTAGGGGCTATCTGTGAGGATTTAATGTATGGGTGTACCACTTTTCTTGACTTTGGTATTAAGCCGAAAGATATGCCCAAACAGCTCCAGATTTTGCTCGACAATTATGTACCATTTTAAGAGATTTTTAGTTAAGAGGATTTTAACGTCCTTTAACATAAAATTAACATTTGAAGATTAGGGTTTCTATGTATGATGTAGTATAATTGATTACATCAGTAAGGGAAACAATACTGATTAGATACGGAAAAATAATTTCAGATTATATGTTAATGATTTATGTTTAAAAATTTTATTTATTATGAGTACAACGATTTTGAATTTTAAGAAAGTAGAAGTAGTAGCAGAAAGCAAAGAAGCAGCAATCGCACAAGTTGAAAGTACATTATTCCATGTAAATGGTGATGCAACTCAGGCTTACAAAAATTGGAAAGCTAAACAGACTAAGGGTATTACTGAGCGTGATGTAAAAGAGTTTATGCTTGAATATCTCGCTAAGAAAGGCAAGAACTGCCCCGGTGCTGGTTATCTGATTACTATCGAATCGTCTGTTACAGACACTCGTGAGCGTCCGTACAAGATTGACGATGTTAAAGGTGATGGAAAGCGTAAGTTTAAGACTTTCTACAAGTGGATTGACAAAGAAACTAAGACTGTTGTTTGCCAAGTTGATACTAACAAAGCTGACGCTAAGAACGCAATCAAAGAATTGTATAAGAGCGGTAAGTATAAAGGAAATGCTGAGTTGGTGAAAACTAAGGATGTTATTGAAGGACAGGCAGTAGTAGCAACTGCACAATATACTCCTTCTAAGAATACCAAGAATGGTACTTGGTTAGCTTTCGGTATCGAAGCCTAATTTCTTGAAAGATATACGTTTAAAAGGAAGATTGCCTAAGGGGGGTCTTCCTTTTTTATTTTGAGATAAGCAATATTTAATAGATATTAAACGTAATTTAATTATGGAAGTGTAACAACTAATTAACAATTAAATGGAATTTACTCCTATAACAGGACTTCAGATTAGAATTAATTTCTATACAAACAGAGGTTGTGTGCTTGAAGATGTAATAGAAAATCATTTCTATAACTATTTTAGCTTAGTTAATCCTCTAATAATCGGAAGAAAAGAATCCATCGCGGGAAAACCTACAGATGGAATAGTTAGGTTCTATGATGAAAACCGGAATGTCAAGTTCTGGATTCTTCAAGAAACTAAAAGAGATATAGGTATTAACTCTGTTTTCGTACATAGGTCTTTATTACAGGCTATGATGTATTTAGGAAACGTATATTATGATACTAGTACTCATTTAGGAGTAGATAATTTCAATGGAGTATTCCTCGATTCGGCAAGGTATTTTTGCTACATTCCGAGAAAGGAAATAGATACTCTAATGGAAAAATTTGAACCTTTATGGCGCAAATATTTTCGAGTTTCACCTTCCAAAGCATACAAAGAACCAGAATTAGAGAGTTTTGCAGAATTAGCTATGTATTCTCTAAGGCATAGGGTTAAAGCATTGGATGAACACTTTAGATTAGACCTCCTATTAAAGGAGATTTACTATAATAATGTTTAAATATGGAATTGACGATTGAACAATTGATGCAAGGGAAAGCAACTAGAATTAAGGATAAAGAGTATTTTACTACTGAAGCCTATGTAACTCCGTTTATAGACAGAGTATCTAAAATGACTGATAATTTTATCATTAATGCTAAGCCTGCTGACCAAATATCGCTTACTAAAGATGGGGAGATTAATTTTGATGATGTAATATACAATAGAGTTTGGATTCAAGGTGTTTTGCCAGACGAATATGCTTGGGATAATCATAAAAGAGTGATTAGTATGATTTATGCCCTTGACACTCGTAAACCATTAGTTAAGTTCTATGTAGGAGCTTTAAATATGGCTTGTCTAAACTTGTGTGTATTTAATCCAGAAATGTTAAATGTTTCTGAGCTAGAGCCAGAATCTGCTATTAACTATAGCTTCTTAAGAAATGCTATGTCGATGACAGATGAAACCAACTTAATGCTTAAGAAACTTTCAGAGATGGAGTATAAGAAAGATGATATATATGCTGACCTAGGTCACTGGGTTGACAACTGCATCAATTCTAAAATCAACATGGGATTTGGTTCTGTAAAATTAGCTGAATCTGCTCCGATTGATGTTTATAAAGATTTGTTTTATGATGAAAAATCTAAGTATTATACAACAGACAATGTTGTAGATGGATTTACCGTGTATAACGCATTTACTGACTTGATTACCCAGGATAAGAGAGACTTAGTAAATAAATTCGAGAAGACATTGTTAATTAAGGACGTAATGGGTATTTAATATGCAAGTAGTAAAGAGAGACGGAAGTTTACAGGAATTTGACGGTAATAAGATAGTAGAAGCAATATCTAAAGCATTTAATGCTTGCTGTCCTGAAGAAAATAAAGAAGTCATTACAGCTATGGTGGCTGATATGCATTTATGGGACGGCATTACTATAGAAGAGATTCAAGACGTAGTAATAGAAACCTTGAGGGACTATGGTTACGACGATGTAGCCTCAGCATATTCTCAGTATAGAAGTGAACAATCTAGACTTAGAGAAATCATAGCTAAGATTAGTTACCAAGATAACTATATTAATAGTTCCGAAAATGCAGCTACTTCATCTGAAACAGATGGAAATGCTAATGTTGTATCTAAGAACGTTGCTACATTAGAGAGTGAAGATAGAAAGCGCGAGAACAGAGAAATTCAGCGCTATCGTATGAAGAAGAAATTAAAGCTTCTTTATCCCGAACTCTCTTCTCAATATTCTAAAGACCTAGACAGTCATATTATTTATACCCACGATGAGGCTTCTACGTCAGTACTTAAACAGTATTGTATGGCAGTCTCGTTATACCCCCTAATGTTAGAGGGAGTAGGTAATATTGATGGAGTTACTCCTGGCCCTCCTAATGATTTGCAGTCATTCAGTGGACAAGTTACTAACTTAGTATTTCTATTGTCCTCTCAATGTAAAGGAGCAGTTGCTGTAGGTAGCTATTTTATTGCACTTAACTATTATATTATTGCTGAATACGGAGAAAAGTGGTATGAGAAGCTCGATTGTATATGTACTTCGGAACATTCTCTTATTAAGAGAACTATCGAAGACTCCATCCTTAAAGCTTTTAAACAGTTTGTTTGGGGAATTAATCAACCTGCTGGAAACAGAAGTTATCAATCTCCCTTTACTAATGTTTCGTACTACGATAAGACCTATTTTGAATCTCTATTTGGAGAATTTTACTATCCAGACGGAACTAAGCCAGAATGGGTAGCAATTGATACTTTACAGAGATTGTTCATGTCTTGGTTTAATAAACTTCGCTTGAAACAAGTTCTGACATTTCCAGTAGAAACCTTTGCTATGGTGCATGACGGTAAAGACATTATAGATAAGAACTATAAAGACTTATGTGCAGAAATGTATTCTCAAGGTCATAGTTTCTTTACCTATATCTCAGACAGTGCAGATAGTCTTGCATCTTGTTGTCGTCTTCGTAATGAATTAGCTGAAAATACATTTAGTCCTACCTCTGGTATGACTGGTGTAAAGACAGGTTCTTGTAATGTTATTACTCTGAATATTAACAGAATTGTCCAAGATTGGGCTAGACAAGAAACTACTTGGTGGAGTGAAGATGGAGACAAAAATCTCTTGCATTGTAAAGATAATGTTGCCCTACTCAAAAAATATCTAATAGATATTCTAGAGAGAGTATACAAGTATCACATTACCTATAAGACCATGCTCTATGAGTGGGAGGATAAGAAGATGTTTGCTTCTTCAAATGGAGGTTATATAAACATCAAAGACCTATATAGTACTATTGGGCTAAATGGTCTGAATGAAGCTGCTGAGTTCTTAGGAATGAAGGTATCTAATAATCCAGAATATTTTGAGTTTTTACAGCTCATACTTGGAACAATAAAAGAGCAGAATAAACTTCATTCTATCCATGACAAAAAGCGCCCCTTCTTATTTAATTCTGAAGTCGTTCCAGCAGAGGGACTTGGTGGTAAGAATTATAAATGGGATAAAGCAGATGGCTATTGGGTTCCTGAAGATAGGAATCTATACAATAGTTACTTCTATAATGCCCATGATGATACATCAGTGTTGGATAAGTTTATACTTCATGGAAGGCAGACTTATCAGTATACAGATGGAGGTAGTGCAGCTCACATTAACTTGGAGGAACATCTGTCTAAGGAGCAATACTTGAAGCTTATAGACTTTGCTATTCAGCAAGGAACTAATTACTTCACGTTCAATATTCCTAATAGTAAGTGCGAGGATTGTAAACATATTGTGAAAGCTCCCATTAAGGTATGTCCTAAATGTGGAAGTGAACATATTACTCAATATACCAGAATTATTGGCTATCTAAGACCTATCACTGCTTTTGGTAAGGATAGAAGAATAGAAGCTGAAAGAAGAACATATTCAAAAAATGTATAAAATAGAAGAGTTTGTAGGAACAGCTGCTGAGCTGGAGAAGTTCCTTAATGAAATGCAAGTTATTAAACATTTTAATCTATCTCATATAGTATCTAGACAAGCTAAAACTTTTGCAGGACCTGGATGCTCAGTTGATAGAACCGTTTATACCTTAGTATTTTATGGGAATGACGAAGAAAAGAAGAGACAAATATATCTTGAATATGCTAAAGAAAACTTATGTAAAGATTGCTTGACTTGTGCAGACTTCGGGTATTATTGTAGAGGAAATAAAGAAAGATGTAATGCGTGGAAATACGATGAAAAAGCACATTATAGAATTGATAAAGTTGTATGAGTAAAGTTTTAATTATTCCAGATGTTCACGGTAGACCATTCTGGAGAAAAGCAAAAGAGAAGATTAATAGTGTGGATAAGGTAGTCTTTTTAGGGGACTACCTCGACCCATATGGTTATGAAGGTATTACTAGAGAGAATGCGATAGAGGAGTTTAAAGAGATTATCCAATTCAAAGTTGATAATCCCGATAAGGTAATACTACTCCTTGGAAATCACGACTGTGCTTATTGCTATGATTTCGGAAGTGCTTCTAGGTATGATTACGCTAATGCAGAGCTAATTAAGGAAATGTTTGAGAATTTCAAGTCTCTATTCCAACTCAAATACTTTTCGGAAGGTATTCTATATACTCATGCTGGAGTTACTAATGATTGGTTAAAGAGTATGGATTTTACTATTACTGACCTAATTACTAAGCCTGAGGACTTTCTAGTTGGCTTCCTATGGGAAATATCTCGTATGAGAGGAGGGTGGTCTAATACAGGCAGTATGGTATGGAGCGATGTCGGAGAAGGAGATAGAGAGTCTACATATTATCAAATATTTGGGCATACTCAATTGGAATCAGAACCCATTATTACTGACAAGTTTGCTTGCTTAGACGTAAGAAGACCTTTTATATTAGATACAGAAACTAAAAAGATTGAGGAGTATGCTTAAATATGTTGATGCCAGAGTAGTCTTTCAGGAAATTCCGGATGAGATTACATTAGCTATAAATATATCTAACTGTCCTTGTCATTGTAAAGGATGTCATAGTCAATACCTAGCCGAAGATATAGGTAAACCATTAATTGAATATCCGCAGGGGTTCTCTGATGATTACATTATTCATCTAGACGAACTAATTACAGATGGTATTTCGTGTATAGCATTTATGGGAGGGGATTCTGACCCTCACTTAGTAAATGTGTTAGCTAGTTTTGTTAAAGATTATTATCCGAATTTAAAAGTGGCATGGTACTCAGGTAGACAAGAACTATCAGAGCACGTGAATATGAAGCATTTCGATTATATCAAGCTAGGTCCATATATTGAAGAAAACGGGCCTTTAAATAGTAAGACAACTAATCAAGTTATGCTTCATATAGATAATAGCTGTGGAAAACCCATAGTTAAAGACATAACATCACGTTTTTGGAAATGATTCTTAAGGTTGCATATGATGATAACAGTCAACATCTGGTTGACGAATTAAAAAAGGTTCTTTCTAAATATCCTTTAGTAGAATTACAAACTTACCATGAAGGCTTGTTTAAGGAACGTAAAAACGCCTTCAAGCTTAAGGGAGGTTTTAGCGCTAGACATACTCCATTTGCTGTATTAATTGATAATGATGCAGCTCCAGTAATGGCATTCTACGGTGAAGCTAATACTTGTACCATAGAAGAGATAATGAAAGCATTAAATAATCCTGTAGTGTATGGTAGAATTGAAGGTTAAAGATATTATTGAAAGGAAGAAACTTCTGATAAAAGGACTTGAAGAGAATATCTTCAAGGACTTTACTGAAGAAGAAGAAAATCTCTTGCACTCCAAGCACGGAATGATTAAAGTTAGTCATAGGTCAGGCGCTGGTAAAGTGTACGAAGGGATAACTGGAGCGTTTAAGGTTGGGCTTCCTCTAATTATTGATAGTGAGCCGACTAAGATAATACAGAGAATTACCATGATAGATTGGGACTCTAGTATGTTCCAGGATGCAGATGGAGAGTGGTTTATATTTGAATTTACTCCAATAAGACTCTACGAATTAAGTGTATGATAAGAAAATTTACTAACATCGTTTGTGTATATTACAACGACAAAAATTATATTCCAGCTAAGTATAATTGTCCAGACTTAGAGATTGATGATGTAATTCTCAACCTGACTACAAACAAGGAACAGAATTATGAAAAGATTTCTGAGATTATTGTTGATTATGCCTTTGCTTTGTTTTGTAATAAATCTGATTTAAAGGATTTTGCACAAGACCATAAGAAGTATAAGAGGCAGAACTGGAAATTGCTCGACTTTAGGGAAATAATTAAAACAACAGAGATAAAACCAAAAGATCAGAAATGAAATATGGAGTTATTTTAGCTAGGTTTCAGCCCATTCACAATGGGCACCTAGCTTTAATTAAAAAAGCTTGTTCAGAGAACGATAAGGTTCTTTTGTTAGTTGGTAGTGCTGATAAAGTAAACAAGCGTAATCCTATTCCTATAAAGGTTAGGATAAAATTACTAGAAACTGCCTTAGAGGACGAAGGTTTACTTAGTAGATGTATCATTCAGCCTCTTAATGATTTGACTGATGAGTCTGATAACTCTCAGGATTGGGGATTCTATTTATATGCTAACATAGTTAGTATTATAAAAGAGTCCCATTTTAATATCTACTATAGCGATGGATACGAAATTATTACAACATGGTTTCCAAAGTTTATGCTGAAGGGTTATATATCAATGACTCTCATGGCAAGAGAACAGGTAGAAGAAGGTATATCGGCTACTGTTGTAAGAGATGCCCTAAGATCTAATTTAAGCCTAGAAGGACTAGTTCCTAAGTGTGTTATAGATGCAAGATTTTATTTAACTGAATTTATTTTATTACATGAAAGTACTCATAATTAATAAATCAAGACATCAACTTCCTCAGTATGAAACTCCCTTATCAGCAGGTATGGATATTAGAGGAGACTTTAGTAGAATTAAGTTAGTAGACAATAAGCCTGAGAAATTCTTTTTCGATGCTGATGTTGTAGCTATTAGTAAAATTGAAGATCCAAATGGTCCATTTGTGGTAGACAAGGAAGGAAATCTTACTGATAGAAGAGTTCCTAGTATTCCCGTTGCTTCTACTATTGAAATAAAGCCCGGAGGTAGATGTTTGATTCCGACTGGATTGTTTATAGCTTTACCTAAGGGTTACGAGGCGCAAGTTCGACCACGAAGCGGTCTTGCATTAAAATTGGGACTTACTGTCCTTAATTCACCTGGAACCATTGACGCCGACTACAGAGGAGAGATTGGAGTTGTATTAGTGAACACTTCTAATGTCCCAGTTAGAATTACTGATGGAGAAAGAATTGCCCAAATAGTTATTGCTAAGCATGAAACTATAGAATGGGAAGTTGTTGAAGAATTACCTTCCACTGAACGAGGAGAAGGGGGATTTGGACATACCGGAGTATGATATGGATATTAATGGTATTGGGGTTATGTAATTTAGCCCTAATACTTTGTCTCATGCGGAGAGTTGAGGACATTAGTAATCAAATCAAAACTAATTATCACTTTATTGATGATACAAGAGACAAAGTCAAGTATCTAACTTCTCTAATGGATATACGAGTGAATATTCCAGAAGAAATCGAGAAGCAATTTGGTAAGATGAAAAAGGAAATTGTTGTTAAAAATGTATTAAAAGTACCATGACTAAAGAGGAATTGAGGTCTAAAATATTAGAACTCGAAGAAGCTATGAGAGAAGAAGACAGCAAGTCTACCACAGCTAAACTAAGTGATGAATGGGATGAATTAATGAGTAAGTTGGAAGATGTTATCTATGACGAACTCGAAGGTGTTGCAGTTAAAATAGTCACTGAAAGAATTGTTGATAAATACGATGTAGACACTGATATATTAATTGCAGAGTATATGGAAAGTGGAGACCTAGAGGAATCATTTAAGATAGCAGCCGAGGAGTGCGATTGCGGTTGGAAGACAGATATTACAAAAAGAATATTAAAATAATTACTACTATGACTAAAGAAGGATTTGTAAAGCTTATTGAAAATGCTCAGAACTATTCTAAGGAATTGGATAGATGGTCTGATTTTGGAATTGATTTGTTTGAACTTCCTATATCCGAACTAGGTTGGGGATTCTTAAATACAGTACTTCCGGAATTGTTCTCTGATGAAGGAGTGGACTGGGTTAATTGGTGGTTGTTTGAGAAGCCTGGACTATTCAAAAATAGTCTTCCTAATGAAGCTTATGATGAAGACGGAAATATAATTCCTACTGATACTATAGATGATTTGTGGAACTTAGTTAAGGACTATCAGAAATGACACTAGAAGAACTTAAAAAGAAAGTAGTCACTATTACAGTACACAAAAATATTGTATTAGGAGAAGATTTACAGGAAGAATGGCTAAAGAAATATATAGAGGAAGAGTTCGTTAGCGATGAAGAGCTTTTGAAAACCTTAATCGAGAATGAATATGACTACAGTGGACTAGATGATGTATTAGACTATGATGATTATAAGGTAACTATTCATGATTAAATATTTGTTAAGCAAAGCCTCAACTGGCAAATTTAGAGTTGTATATTTATCTACTACAGAGCAGTGGGATGAAGAAAAAGCTGGATTTGTAATTAATAGAGTTACAGGACAGCTACATGGAAAGATGACAGAGCAACCAGAAATAGTCATTACTAAAGGAAAAGCTGGTAGAACGCATAGAGAACAACTTGAGTTGCAGTTTAAGTCTGAGCTTAAGAAATATTTAGATAAGGGTTACAAGGAGCTAGAGAACGATCCCGAAACTTATAGCGAAACTCAATTGGAAGAATTTTATGGAGACATTAAAACCGACCAGAATGGATTTGCAAAGCACATGCTTGCAAAATCTGCAGATAAAGTTAAGGAATCCTCAATCAATAAGGTTAAGTATTGGTATGCTAGCAGAAAAATTGATGGAGTTAGGTGTTCCTTCTACTATAAGGACGGTGAGATTCTATCTGCTTCCAGAGGTGGGGGAAATTATGACTATTCAACAAGCCATATCCGAAACAATGAGAGATTGCTTGAGTTCTTCAGGAATCATCCCACTTACATTCTTGATGGAGAGTTGTATAGACATGGCAAAAGTCTCCAACAAATCAGTGGAGCAGCTCGTCTTGAGAAAAACGCAGTTGACTGTGACTGGCTTGAATATTATGTTTACGATATAATGATTCCTAGTATGAAGTTCTCTGATAGGCTTGAAATTCTTAAGCAGCTTCAGAAAGAACTTAATCTTGGATTTAATCCAGATAAAGATTGGGAAGAGGGTGAGTTACAATTGCAAATAGTCCCGCAGGAAAAGGTCTCTGGGTACGAGAATATTATGAAACTGCACAACCAATATGTTTCAGAAGGTTGGGAAGGAGTAGTATGTAGAAATCCAGATAAAGAATATGGCTTCGGCAAGCGTACTAATGATATGCTAAAATTTAAATTCTACAAAGATGCAGAGTTTGAAATTACTGGTTTATCAGAAGGTCTTCGGGAAGAAGATATGTGTTTTACGCTAATAACAGAAGATGGTATAGAATTTAAAGCTAAACCAATGGGTTCTAGAGAACTTAAACAACAATATAGGGAAAGACTTAAAGAGCTTATTGGAAAGATGGCTACTGTTAAGTATTTCTATCTATCTGATGAAGGAACACCATTACAGCCTGTTCTAAAGTGTATTCGTGACTATGAGTAAAAATGAAAAAGATTAACTACAGACAGTACTACTATGGAGGTAACTATGCCGATATGGAATTACAAGTTCCAGATGAGTGTAGTTTATACGAAATAGGAATGATTAATATGTCTCACAAGGTTCAGGATATAGAAGAGGAAACCTGGACAAAGGCATATGCAATGTTATGCCCGACTGAGTTTGAAGATTCTACTCTTCTAGGAAATGTCTATTTTAATTACATAGACGATGTATTTATTACTGATTCTGAAATAGCTGTTCTAGACATAGAATCTGCCCCACGATTTAGTGGGGTATACTCTGTTGTGTATTACAAGGACAGAGAGTCAGAATCCAAATTTTCAGCCTATTTAAGTAAGATTGGAGATATAGGAGAGGCTAGTCCTGATGAATTAACTGAATTAGTAGAGATAGGAAAAGAGTGTAAGAAAATATGCTCTATATGTATGCTCAGGAAACTTACATATACTGGAATAGAAGCTAGTAATGTATGTTTCAAGGATTGGGTTTATGGAGAAGCTATGGCTTCTATGAATATTATCAATATAAAATTCGGAAGAATCTTTATGGAAGAATTTACTACTGACGAAAACATATCAGAGTTGTTCCTAAAGGAGTCTGAGAAAATCTATAAATCTATTATTAACAATGAATGATGTAGAGAAGCGCTATATCTGGCTAGTAAAGCATCTGATATGGAATGGTTCTAAACAGAAAAATGGTGTCTATTGGGTAAAGATTACTAAAGAAGACGCCTCTCTCCTAGAAGAAAAGTATGAAGTGTGTGATACACGAGCTTTAAAAGGAGGAATAAGAGTGAATGTTATAAAAATGTGTGATAATTTTATTGTACTTGATACGCGATGAAATACAAAAAGTTTGATATTTTGAAGAAAGCTAAATACTCCATTATTCCGAATAATAGGGAATTGTATATAGTATATGTGGAGTGCGATGCAAACGATGGGGATTATATGAGAGATACTATTGAATTTGACAAGAGTTCTTTTGAAGAAGATGAACTTCTCTTACTAGTATTATCCTATGTTAGCAAATACTCTGGTAAGTTCTCAGAGGGAAAAAGTTGGAATTGTGGGTATTATGGACATCATGTAGACGATAATAAAGATTTTCCCTGGTTGAGTAACTACTTATCAGAAAATGACATTCTAATCTTTGCTGGAATGTGCGATACGATGTGTCATAGTGTGAGTGGTATAGACATTGTGTACTATGATAATGATGGAATAGCCAACAAGGTAAAGCTTCCAGACGTAGATAACTTATTTGAGAGCAAAGAGGAGTTTGTAAATTATTTAAATAAGCTATATTCAGCTTACTATGACGAAATTGAATAAGGGAGGAAAGCTTCCAGATAAATTTAAAGTAGCTAATCAAGAAATAACTGTAGTCATAGAAGATTCTCTTCCAAACAATAACTATGGTTATTTCTGTGATGCTACTAATACCATTAAGTTAGCTAGAACTATTAATTCTGAACATGATGGAACGGTTTCTCTTAGTGACGAACAGATAAGAAATACCTTCTATCACGAATTATTCCATGTGTTTCAATTTTACTTTAATAATGAGTTTAACGAAACACAGGCTCAGGTATATGCTAACTTTATGTGTGAATTTATAGAAACTACAGAAGAACCATTTTAAATAGAGAATAAATGAAGTTATCTAAGAGTAAAAGAGCCAATGTAAATTATTTGGCGAAGATTGTAGACATTAAAAATTTCAGAGCGCATAGTAATCCAGAAGTTACTAGACTTAAGTGTTGTACCATTGATGGTTTCAATATCATTACTGGGATTGATTCTCAGCCAGGACTATATGTATATTTTCCAACAGCTTGTTGTATAAATCCAGATTTTCTGAGATATTGTAATCTTTATCGTCATAAAGAATTAAACAATGACCCAGAACAAACTGGTATGTTTGAGGATAATGGTAGAGTAAAAGCTATCAGATTAAAGAATGAGCTGTCTGAAGGTTTTATTCTTCCAGTAGTCCAGTTTCAGAACTATATAATGTCTGTGACTAATAAGGAGATTGAAGTTGAAGAAGGTATTGAATTTGATATTGTAGAACATGAAGGCAAAGAATTTTGGATTAACAAAAAGTACATTCCCAAGAGACAACAGGGACAAGGGGGAACTCCACGTAACAACCAAACGAAGAAAGTCAAAGGAATCAGCAAGGTCATTGATGAACAATTTAGATTTCACTACGACACAACTCTTATTAAGAAATGTCCTAATGTAATTCATCCAAATGATTTAATCAGTATTACTGAGAAAATTCACGGAACTTCTGGTATATCAGCTTATGTGCTTTGTAAACAAGATCTGAACTGGAAACAGAAAATCGCTAAATGGCTTACTGGAGAAGAGTTCAATAAGTATGACTATTTGTATGCTTCTAGAACGGTAATAAAGAATCAGTTCTATAATAAGAATGTTACTCCTGGATTCTACGGGTGTGACGTTTGGGCGGAAGCTGATAAAATAGTTAAACCTTGCTTGTCTAAAGGTATGACTGCATATTATGAAATCGTTGGTTTCTTACCTAATGGTGGCTATATCCAAAAGAATTATGACTATGGCTGTATGCCTCCTAAAGAAGGAGAACAGTATACTCACGAAAAGCACTTTAAAGTGCGAATATATCGTGTAACATTAACTAATGTTGACGGTGTAGTTCACGAATTTAGTGCTAGGGAAGTTCAACAATGGTGCGCTAAGGTAGGTCTTATCCCAGTAGAAGAGTGGTATTATGGTACTGCCAATAGCTTATATCCAGAACTTAACGAAGCTGAGCACTGGAACGAAAATTTCATGGAGAAATTAGCTAACGACGCTAGATTCTATATGGAGCGAACTTCGCCATCTTGCGATAACAAAGTACCTCATGAGGGAATAGTTATTAAGATTGAGAATATGAAATCTGAGGCATTTAAGCTTAAATGTTTTAAATTCCTAGATAAGGAAGGAAAGGAACTTGACAAAGGTGAAACTAATATTGAAGACGAAGCATGATAATAAGTTATAATGTAGAGGTAGTTAAGAACTACGATGTGAATATCCCTAAGTTAATCGACCAAGTGGTGAAAACACTTAAGGAAGATGAAGAGGGAGAAGTTGAAGGCTGGATGATACTTAATGAAGCGGGAGATAACATAGATTATCATCTGCGGAACTTAGGCTTTCCTGACTCTGATTGTCTAACTGACTATGTCATTGATGATATTTTAGACGAAATGGAGAAAGAGCTAGTAAAACAAGGATATGAATGTTAAAGAGTACTTAACTAGTAAAAAGTATGGCAGTTTGCGTTACAAGCTGTCGTACTTTTTTCATAGTAAAATTCCTTTCCTTTCTCCTGGCTGGAACGAGTATCGTAATCCATGGTATCACTGGTGGAAAGCCAGAAAATACTTTAAACGCCCCAAGGCCCACTTTCTATTTAGAAAGAACTTTTGGACATTTGGACTTCCCATAAGAAGAGACTACTATAGTCCGGTGATAGATATAGGATTTCATGCATTAGGATGGAAGGATAAATGGGACAGTCCCAGACACGAATGGGACCCGATGATTTGTATAACATTTTTCAGAACTTGGCATTTATTATGGATATTTAACTGGGCTACTAAACATAAAAAGGATAGTATTACTGGCAGCATGGCTACTTGGGAAGCTATTCTAGACTATACTAGATATGATAAATCTCTAAGCTATGTAGTAGACAATCATATATGGTCGTATGACCGTGATGGTGAAAAGGTTTATATTAGTATAGTACCTAATATGACTAGGGAAGGACTAAATAAATATTCTGATGAATCCAAACACACTGAGAAAGATACAGAGATTGGAGGCTGGTGAATCGTTTATAACAAGCGAGCCGGGAAATTCAATGCTCCCTCTGTATAAGAGCAATGAAAAGCATCTTGTCACTCCTATAAGGTGGCAAGAATGTAATGTTGGAGATGTAGTATTTTGTAAAGTTAGAGGCGCTTGCGTTACTCATAAAGTATACGCGATAGACTCAAACAAAGGATGCCTTATTGGAAATAACAAAGGGCATATGAATGGACTAAAAATGTTTACGGATTAGCTCATAAGATATGAAAATATGTGCAATAAGTGATTTACATGGATTTCTAATTGATTATATAGAGCCATGTGAACTTGTTTTAATATGTGGAGATATTGTTCCTCTTTATATGCAGAGAAACAAGCCACAGTGTGAGAAGTGGTTGAAGACTGTATTTGCAGATTGGATTAAATCATTGCCGTGTAAGAAGGTAGTATTTACAGCTGGAAACCATGATTTTGTTTTTGAAAATAGGGATTTTCTTTGGAATAACTCTGTGATTAAATTTCCTACAGAAGGAAAAGCTGAATTTCTTGATAATTCTCATCTAGACTATCTAAGTGATGAAGGAAAGGTATATAGAATTTATGGAACTCCGGCCTGCCATGAATTTGGTAATTGGGCTTTCATGTATTCTGATGAGAAACTGGAAGAAATCTATTCACATATCCCAGGAAATTGCGATATATTGATTAGTCATGATGCTCCCGCATTAAATGATTGTGGTATGATTCCGCCTGGTAGGTGGAGTTCTACTCCCATAAATGCAGGAAATGAGGTCTTGGCTAAGGCTATTATAGATAAGAAACCGAAGTATGCTTTTTGTGGACATATCCACGAAGGAAATCATTGGCTACTAGATGCAGGCGAGACAAAGACCGCCAATGTATCTATTCTCGATGACTCTTACGATATTAATTATGAACCTTTATATTTGGATATTTAATACTATTCTGGTCTATATATTTGGAGGATTAGTATTGTCATTAGTAATAGTTGGAATTTATGAGATAATACAGGAAGAAAAGGACTTCCTTGAAACCTACGGGTCTAGATTCATTTGTAAATATTAAAAATTAATCAAATGGAACAAGCTGTATTTCAAAGAATGTTGGGAGAATTTAACGAAGTTAATGAACGTGCTGTTAAGCTCAGAGATTTTATCCTAGGGGATAAGTTCAAGGAGGTTGACAACCTTAATAAAGACTTACTAGTCGCCCAACTAAAAGCAATGGAAGCATATATATCAGTACTATCTATTCGTATTGGTCTTAATGCTCCTAAAGATGAAATTTCAGAAGCCCAGGTTGTAAAAGAAGGTGAGTAAAAAAATCATTTTCACAGACCGTTCTGACTCACTGTTGACGAGTTACCTCAGGGATATATCTAAATATAAGATCTTAGATAGTACTGAGGTAACTCGTCTCATTTGTGAGGCTCAAAAAGGAGATG